TCATTACGCCTTTACGTGGCACAAAGTCTTCGACACCGAAGATTGTAGGTGTTGTTTGTAGTGGAACGTAAGGAGCATAAACGTATCCTGATTCAAGGAATGAACCACCTTTACGTCCAACAAGAATAGCATTTCTTGGGAAGTAAGGATCAACGATTACGTCAAACTTACGAGAAAGAGAACCTGCTTTAACAGCGCCAATAGTTCCCTTGTCAGCATCAGCTGTAACGTTAGCACGGAATCCAGAAGTAAATTCTAAAATGTTAGCAACTTCAGGAGAACAAACAATATAGTTAGCCCCGCCACGAAGTGTTTTTAAGTGGATTTGTGCAGAAACATCATTAATGGTTTCAATAAGAGTTTCATACCATTCTGAAACTGTTCCTGTAAAGTCAGGAGCAGCCGAAGAAGCACCAAGCTCAGCACCATTAATTCTATTTACAAAAAGACCAGGTGAACGAGACCAGTAATATGTTGCAGCAGTTGCACCATTTACAAGATCCGCAAGAAGTTCACGGTCAATTTCTAAAGCAATTTGTTCAGAAAGAATAGAAGTCAATTCTACCTCGGCATCCAAGTTGTGATAAGCATTCAAATCTTGACCCAACTCAGGTGTCCATTTAGCTTTAAGCTTTTTGGTTTGAGCTGTAATCGCGATTGAATCAACTTTGATGTCGATTTCTGGCATTGCGCCTTCTGCTTCAAATGGGAAATTAAATGAATCAATTGTTCCGATTGTAGCATTTGTAGAAACTGAAATTCCATCTTGAACTGGGAATGTACCAATTTGAAGTTTTCCACTAATAGTATCAGTAGCAAGAGCACTATTTTCAGATACAAAAACAAATGAAACATGCTTATCTGCACCTGATCCAGATACTTGAGTCAAACGACGAACTTGTTTCGTATTTACATCAGTATAAGTTCCAGCGGCTAGCAGACCAACAGTAACATTCAAAGCAGAACCAGAAATGCTAAAAGCAGCTAAGTTGTCATAGTCAGCATTTAAACCGTCATATACAACATTTGAAGCTTTTGTAGAAATTTTAATTACATGACTACTGGTTGCTGCCAATAAATCAGGATCATATTGAATAGCTTTCTTTTGAGCTTCTGTAGCAGATGCAATTGAAAATTGGCTCACAATTGAACAAGATGCGCCGTTAATAATAACAGAACCTGTTGGTGATCCATAAGCATAACCAACTTGTTGACGAACACCTTGAAGGTTTTCACCAAGTCGACCAGTTATGTTAACACCACCGGTGATTTCAGCACCTGTACGGTCTGTACCATAAATTGATTTGGATTTTGTATTACCAAAACGTTCTGTTGCACTACCTGCATCAGTTGCGTTATCATCACCAATTCTTGGTGAATAAACAAAATCAAGAAAGAAGATCAATCCACTTGGAAGAGACATCGGTTGAACCGATACCAAATCGTTTGCGATCAATCCAGCAAAAACACGACGTACAATTGGAAACGCAACTGAAGCAAAACCTTCAATTTGTCCATTTGACATTGCATTAGATTCACGAAGAAGTTCCTTCGCTTGGTTTTCCAAAAGACGTGCCATATTGTGCTTGCCTTGTTGGGTATCAATACCCTCAAGAAGTCCGGTAGCTTCCCACTTAGTGAGTAAAGCTTGCCCTTCTTTTTTCAAATCACGATTGACGATGCCTTCTGATAATTTTTGAATTATAGACATATCATTTTCTCCTTTATATTAGTCTATGCCAGCAAGTTTTTTCATTCGATTGGCAAATGAATGCTCTTCGATTGTATTCTCTTGCTTGCGTCTTGGCAGATGTGCGGAAAGAACTTGCTTTCTCTGTACCGACTCACTAAGTGATTTTGGTCCACTCTGTTTAGGTGTTCCCACTGTAGTTTCTTTAAGAGTTTGATAAAGAGTTTTAGCTTCTTTCAAAGTCTCTGCCTTAGCGATGGCTTCAACAATTTTAGATTTTTGTCGCTCATTCAAGGAGGCATCGCGTAAAACTTTATTGCTATAAATTAATCTAGCATTTTGTGTAATCATTTCTTCTAACTTACCTTTCATGTCATCAAGAACAGTTCTCATTTTTTCTTGTTTGTCTTGATACATTAGGATGGAGTTACTAAGTTCCCCAACCTCTTTTTCTAATTCTTTTGCTTTTTCCTGAAACTCTGTTGACTGCTGTTTAGCCATTGCTAATTCTGCGTCATATTTTCTAGCTCCATTATCAGTAACAAAATGTCCGTGCTTAACTTCATCAACATCAACAGTTAGTGATTCATCTAGTACACCATCTTCCTCATCTAACAAAGAAAGTAATTCATTTAATAAATCTTCATCTTCATTGTCAGATTCTTGTAAAAGGGCTCCTAAGTCTCCTCCAGCTCCTTCAGCAGGTTCAGCCCCAAGGTCACCTTCGGGACTCTCTAAGCCTATGTCAGAGGCCAAAGATTCGGTATCTTGAGGTTCTTCTCCGCCACTTTCTGGGTCTTCTTCCGCTTGTTGCTTGATTGATTCAAGATCAAGTTGAAAATCTTCTGGGTTAAATTCAAATTCTAATTCCATTTCAACTTCTTTATCATCTGCCATCGAAGGATCAGATGCAAATGGTAATTCCATTTCTTCATTTATTATTTGTTCGGGTTCGTTATTTTCTAATAACTCATTCACAGCAGCTTTAATTTCAGACGAATACTTATCAATTACAGCTTGTTCTGCATTTTTAAGTGCCGCTTCTTTTAGAGCTTTCGCATCAATAATTGCTTGTTCCAACATAGATGACATCTATACTCTCCTATTTAATTAAACGTTTATCACAATAAATAGTTTGATGATTAAGAAAAGAACTATACAATGTCAAGACAGAGCAATAGTACCTGTTTTAAGTTGCCCATCCGAATATTTTACTCTAACTTTTAATTGATTGTTTCCTTCATCTAAATAAAAAGATATGCTTCCATTTTCTAAAGCACTACTAGCTGTTTCTGACCCAGCAACTTGCATCATCTCTACATGACCTGAACCATCAAAAGAGATGGCAGGGTTCCCTGAGTTATCTCGTATGTCATTTCCTCTGACTCTGATGTCTCCTTGGATATCAAGTTTGTAAGAAGGTGATGCAACACCAATACCAACTTTGCCTTGCGAACCAGAAACAACCATTCTTACTGAACCGCTAGTTTCAAAACCAATGTAGTCTTCTTCAAAATCAATTTTTGTGTCTCTTTGTTCATCATCTGCTGCTTTGAGATCTCCGATGATTTGAGATCCTCTTGTAAATTTATATGACATGTTTTTTCTCCTGCTATAAATAGAAAAAGACCGAGCAAAAACCCGGCCTTCTTTTGAGAACATAAGATAATAATCTTTTTTTACATTAGATAATTGACCAAAATAAAGAAGTTAATGAACCTTCAGTATTCTGTGCCCAATGTATAAGAGTAACAGCAGCGTCATTAGACTCTAATACAATAGCTGCTTCATCATCAGCATCAGTTCCTAACTGAGCCATGTTTGAGCCTGAAGTATCTGATTGAATGTTTTCAATAGAGTGTGCGAAATCTCCATGTGATGAAGATTGAGCATAGATTGAAATTTTTCCACCAGAAGCAAATGCAGGTGCTTTAATTCGAATTGTATCTCCAACAGACCATCCGGAACCAGAAAGTAAGTAAACACTTTCGTAAGCAAGTCCATTTTGATCTAATTCAGCAGATGCATTATAGTAAAAACCACTACCACTTGTAGGACCAATAATACCATCAATAGTACCTGAGCCTGAAAGTTTATAAACATTTGTACCAGCAGCATACGTTTTGATATCAGATGCTAAAACTTTTTTACCAGTATTACTATCTGAAGCGTCAAACATAATGAATCCATCACCAGCAGCTATAGAAACAGAAGAACCTGCTCCAGCGTCAAGTAAATTTAATTCCGCAGCAGTAGCAGTGATAGAACTACCACCGATTTGAAGTGTTGTGGCGTTTACTTCACCACTTGAACCATAAATAACAGCTTTACTGTTAACAATAGTTCCAGCAGAAGAACCATCAACCAAATTAATTTCAGCAGCAGTTGAACTGATGTCAGCATCAATAGTAAAGTTACCAGCAACAGAAAGTTTTTTAGCAGCAGTGAACTCAAGCTCACCAGCAGCATCCATGTCGATGGTCAAAGTATTGTTGTTTGCAGGAGCTTGCAATTCAAACTCAGCTCTATCAGCAGAAGTTTTGATAAAACCTGTAGCAGATCCATCTTCTTCAAATTCAATACCAGCACCACCAGCAGAAGAGGCAGCACCACCATCGTTAATAGTGATAAGCTTATCTTTAACAAGTAAGTTTGTTGTATCAACTGTTGTGGTTGTACCGTTTACAGTTAAGTTACCAGCAATAGTAAGATTGTTAGATGCATCTAAAAGAGCACATCTAGCAGCATTAGTATTGTTTGATGTTGAAGCACCATCAAGAAAAGCAATTTCTGCGTTGGAAAGGTCGCAGAGAGTGTTTAATTTTGTAGCAGTAACATCAGCATCTGCTCCGTCAAGCTTGTTAAGCTCAGCAGCAGTAGCTGAAATCGCTGTTCCGTTAAAGTTAATAGCATCAACGTAAGCTGTACCGTCAATGTATAGATCTTTCCATTCTTTACCAGCTTCACCTAAATCTAACGCATCATCGTCAGTAGGAATAATAGAACCACTAAGTTTAGCAGTCCCTAATTGAAATTTGTAAGCCATATTTTAATCCTCCATGAATAATATGTACATATGAGAGTTGTATCTCTCGGTTTTTAAATAGAAACTAGTTTTACAATCGACCTAATAAATAAAGAATTTTGACGTTCCATCGGAATATAAATTGACCGCCGCAAAGGGTGATTCTAATACTATTAAAGATTCACCATCAATCGTTTGTGAACCAGATGCTAAAATAGTTATGTTTTTGGTGTCGGCTGCACCGCTTTCATCTTTTACCGTAAAGTATTGTCCTGCACTATAATCTGCTGCTGATGGAAGTCTTATGTTAATCGCTGATGTTCCTGAGACTGCAAGTATTGCTGATGAAACAGAAGCCGTAATTGTTGTGGTAACAGCTGTTCTAGAATAACTTATTCCTCCTGGTACTGTAACAGTAACGTCGTCACCAGAGTTTGTAGCTGTGACACCAGGACCAACAAAATCAAATGAGGAGGCCTGAGTGGTAAGAGCAGATCCACCTTCATTTTTAACAGTAATGTTTGTGGAAGTACTTGAAGAAATTTCAGTTAATTTTTGATCCAAGTATTTACCAACATAAAGATAAGCTGAAGCCGTTACAGGAATTTTTGTTGAATCGTAATCTTGAATAAAAATAATTCCTGAGTAGTAATCAAATTGCCAGTCTATTCCAGAAGTTGATGAGATCTTATTAGCAGGGTTTGTAGGATCTCCAGTATATAGTTCAACATAATAGTAGTTGTTACCGCTTGCCCCAGGAAGACCAGCATCAGTAGCAAATGGTGGAACTAATTGTAAACCACCTTTAGATAAATAAAGTCTTTTACTATTGACGAAATTGCCAGAACCTTTGTTAGGGTTGGAGGAAGTTGTTTGATAATTTGAAGGTAGTTTTAAATAATAAGCGTGATTACCTGAAGTTTGTGATTCATCTCCACCATCAGATGCCGCAGCATCTGCATCATAAAAACCATCAGAAATAGCTACACAATCAAAATAAACTCTTTCAACCGTCGCAGGAGCTCCAGCAGAAGCAGAATACAGTGTAAACATTTCCGTTCCTGGTTCTCTTGGAATTGTTTCTGAAAATACGCCTCCACCAACTACTGAAACATTTGAAGGATATGCTTCTTCGGCATCAGTCAAAGACGGTCTTGTCTGTGTCTTGCCTAGAAGTTTTTTAGCTGCGAAATTTGTCGATGTAACGTTTGTCTTTGCCATTTTATTCCTAACTGTAAGCTATGGTTATTTGTGATAGATAACCTGTCCAATCTTTATGTGCGGAAACTTTTACCACAACATATTGGTTTTGTTTAATTCTTCTAGCACCAAGAGTAAGAGAAAGATCTAAGCCAGACGGAGAGTCTATAGTTTGATCTTCACCAGTCGTTTCACCAGATCTAATTCCTGCTCCATCATTAGAAGTGGTTGGTTGAGCTGAAGCATCAAAAATCTTTGCACAATCTGCCCAGCCAGTAGATTGATCATCTGCACCGGAATAGTTTGCATCATAAGGTACTTTTAGTTCTATAAAAACATTTTTATTTGCTCCAAGTGCAGCTGCATAGGTACCTGTTTTGGCCACTAAGTTTGCATCACCTTTTATGTTCATAGAAAAACTAGCAACAGTTGATGCAGATGTGTATTTAAAATACCTGTAAAAAGTTCTAACATTATTTGTTAAAGATGAATAGTCGGGATTTCCAGCTGGTGCTTGTAAAGAAGCATGGCCGGTGTTTCCAGCTACACCAATTTGAAATGGAGAGATTGCAAAACCAGCAGCTGTAACCATACCATCATCGTGTGATCCACCTCCATTCATTTGAGTCTGTGGGTTCCACGCGTTTGCGGATGAAGTAGTATCAGTTTGATTTGCATAATTACCAGAAACAATTCTGTAAGTTTCTGTATTAAAGTGTTCTTCTGTTTCAATTGTGGTGCTTCCAATCGAACCTGAATAAACCATTAAAGCAGTTTTAGAACCAACAGAGGTGGTTTTATCTGATTTAAATGGATGTAAAATTCTACCTGTAACACTAACATCATTGGCTGTAAATAAACCAAGACCTCCACTAATTGATGGTGTACTACCATCATACTGAACCGTTCCTGTTATTTGAATTGTGGTTATTTCACAATCTGTTGAGTTATTTAAATTAGGCATTCCTGCTTGAGAAACAGCACTATCAAAAGTAGTAATCCCAGATCCAACTGCTCTTATGTTAGTTACAGAACAGTTTGTTGTTGTTGGAAAAGAAATAGCCGCACTATCATTAGAATATACGTTAGAATAAAAATTAGAACCACTAAAATCAAAACTAGCTGTTGGGTTTGGAACAAAATAGCGAATACCTGATTGATAATATAAAGTTGTATGTCCAAAATCAGAGATGGAAGGAGCAGAAACAGCAGTGTTGTCAGTAGATCCAGTAGTATCGACAATCCATTCAACATAATTGGTTTGCACTTTTGTCGTTGCTGTTATATTTAATTGTGTTGTACCACCCATGTTTGGATGAGATGTGCAGTAGGGATACAAAGTTACTGCTGCTTCTGGAATTATTTGTATGTAACCAGCACCACTAGTCACACCTGTTGTATAAGCAGAACCTCCACCATGTGATCCATCTGAAGTTGTGCTAAATGCTAATGGGTGCGATCCATTCGAAGAATCAGAAGTATCAAATCTATAAGTATTTCCAATTTTTAAACTTAATGTTGTGTCTTTTACACCATCAAAGTAAAAGATACCACCAACTACTGTAACTACAATAGTCTGCATAGCTACTCTATCTAAATCATGAACAACTCTAGCATAGTTCCAACCTAGTCTTTGATCACTAGTTCCTATTTGATAAGTCCCAGTTCTATAAGGCTTGGTATAGTCAGGTATACCATCTGTAGTAGTACTAAACGAAAGAGCCGAAACACTAAAACCGGAATTGTTTCCATTGAAATCATTTGTTTTCGCTCCAATTGTATCATAAAGTATTACTTCGTGTTTTTCTGAGCCATTAACTTCTATACTTAAAGCTCCTCTGTAAGAATCTTTAAAAGAATCAGCAGGATAGTTGGTTCCATTTGCAGAAACATTTTCATTTAAAGTACCACCCATGTTTTCAAATGCTTTAAACACACCTCTTTTTGTTGTACCTTGATCACTGTATAAAGCATTTGAATCGTAATTAGCCATACTTCCAATTCCACTACCTTGAGCATTACTATATCCAACAACACCATTACTAGCACCAAATGATAGTTTTGCGTCTACACCAGCAGTATCGTCTAAATCAATGTCATCTAAAGCTAGAGATTCTGTTGCTGTGTTTGAAGTTGCTCCAACAGAAAAAGATAATTCAGTAAGGTATCCTGCCCAAGATTCATCTGCAAGGGCTTTTATCATAACATAGCCGCCGTTTGTTACCGATTGTGTTCCAAAAGAAATGCAATGAGTAGAATTTCCACTATCTGTACTAGCTGTATTGCTATTACTGGTAGCTCCATGTATTAGAGCTCCATGGCCATCAGAAGATGAACCATAATTAAAAGGTTGTGATATGTCCATCCATCCTGTCGATCCAGGTATTTTAGCAAAAAAGTGTATGTTAGAAGCTCCTAAAGTAGAATCATTATATCTTGTACTATTTTTTGTAGAAACTATTTTCATGTCTCTTTTTGTAACACCACTTGAATTTGTAATAATTCTATAAAATGTTCTTGTACCAACTATAGAAGAATAGTTTGGTTGTCCTGTTTCTACATTACTCATTCCTCCAAAATTACCACCATTTGGTATGTCACCATCTACAGGACTATAAAGTCTTTGATTGTGATAAAGCAAACCATCAGTGTGACCTGATGCTCCACCACCTGTCATGTGGTTTTGAGAGTTCCAAACAGCTGATGCTGCTATAGTAGAACCTTGGGTATCGTAAGAACCAGAAGTTTTTCTATAAGTTTCATCATGAAATTTTTCTTCTAAATTAGTACTAGCCAAGGTTCTATTGTCTATTAAAAATCCATTTCCTGTTGTAGCTGAGCCTTGATTTGTTATAGTGTTTTTCAAAGGGTGTGTTACTGTAGTGTTGCAAGTAATTGCTCCATTAAACAAAGTAGATCCATTAAAATCTAACGCACCAGTTACCCCTAATACTTTTGTATTATCATCACTACCACCTAAATCTGGAACTGCTTGTGAAGATGGATTAGAGCTATTTGTAGCAGTAAAAGAAATAGGATTACCACTTGCAGCATAAATATTTCTGTATAAATTGTTTATGTCTGCCTTGTAATTTGCGGTTGCATCTGTATTATATTCAACACCTGATAAAAATTTGGAACCAACTAAAGCAATGTTTTCAATTCTTGCGTTTGTTACTGATAAATCATTAACTGCCCCAGACGGATCATTTATCCATTCAATGTAATTTGTGTTGTTATCTGTAGATAAAGAATGAATAACTCTAAGATAATTCCATCCAACTTTTTGCTGATCTGTGTCTACTTTAAATTTAGCAGTCCTATGTTTAAAAATGTACCATTCTGAATTGTTGCCATCAAAAGATGAAGCCGTGACAGAAACATTAGTAAACCCAGATTGACTAGTTAGAGAATTAGCGGAACCTGTGTTAGGATTACCTGTTCCTGCTAAACCAGATAAAGCGACAGAATGGATCACTGTTCCATTTAATTCTAATTTTAAAGTACCCTCGTTTGCATTTCCAAATGCATCATTTGAATAAGCTAAATAACCATTGGTAACTGATTCCACAACATGATGATTTATTTCCCCTGTTATGTCCTGTGTTCCATCATAAATTCCCAATCTATAGTTTGAACCTAAAGTGCTAGAAGAATAGATACCTGTTGCATCAACAGCAGGAAAACCAGCTGTCGTAGCAGAAGAAGTATAATCTGCCACAGTTTTGGATGACCCAAATGAAAGTTTTGCTGTTATTCCGTTACTCACAGATGATGTGATTGTAGAAACAGCTGGAGCTGGGGAAGGAGCAAGAATTTTTAAAACTTCATTAAATCTATCTACAGCTGTTCCTATTGCAGTTCCTGTTGTAAAATCTGTATAAAGACCGTCTGTGTAGTCTCCATCCTCTGCTGCGCCGATTGTTGAACTTCCACCACCAGCATTAACCGTAACAGTTACATCATCTCCTGAAGTCGAAGCAGTAATAAATGCGCCAACAAAATTAATACTTGCCGCACTTGTTGTAATGTTTGAACCTTCTTCTTTAATAATTAAAGGGCTACTAACATTTGTCAGATTAGATCCGTCTCCGTAAAAGGCAGAAGCTGATAAATTTGCTGATGAAGAAAGCTCTCCATTAAGAAATACAGAACCAGTAAATTGATGAACATCATCAGAAGTGTCTCCAAAGATTGTTGAACCAGTTGCTGTTAAATTAATTACACTTCTATTTGTAACATTAACGTTATAAGCATTTGCATTTACAGTTCCAGATACATTAAGTGTACCTGTCAATACCATAGTGGTACCATCAAAAGTCAAATTACTCTCAGCTGTTAATGTATTGTCTCCATCAGATGTTAAGACTCTATTAGCACCATCAGATGAAATACTAAGACCAGAACCTATTCCACTTAAATTGGAGCCATCTCCATAATATGCAGATGCAGAAATCTCGGCTGAAGCCGAGACGTTTCCGTTTACAAGAACAGATCCTGTTATTTTTAAATTGTCATTTGTATCAAAAACAAGAGCACTAGATCCACTAAGAGAAGTATCCCCTGCTTTTTTTAACTGGACTGATCCGTCTATTCCTTGTGCAGCGGAAAGATTACTTCCACTAATATATGCCCAACCAAATTCACCCATCTAAACCTCTTAAAATGTGCTACACGCAGCAAAAATATTAACTTCAGAAGCATCAGCACACACAAAGGCAACTCTATCAATTCCAGCAATTTCATAACAACGATATTGTCGTTTATCTGGTGTTTGGGAAGCAGGTGCTGTACTAGAAGCATCCTCCCCAGCAATACTCACCTCTGTTGCACCGCCAATTGTTGTGCTCAATGGAAACCATCTTAGAAACGCGTGACAATATCCAAATACTGTTACTGTTTCTCCATCGTCTTCAGCACTGTCTTCTACTAAAACATGTAAAAATCTTTGGTTTTCAGTTGCATATCCTTGCACACCAGATGTTGCAGCAGTAACGCCGGCTAATGAGGATAAAGCCTCAACTGGTGTTACTGTTCCACCTTGAGATCCTGCTAAATTTTTGGGACTTCTTGTTCGTCCCCAACTACTATGTCTATGTACTGCCATCATTAACTCCTTAAAAACTATTGTAAATAGTCTATTTTCTTCGTTTTTTCTCTTCTTTTATTCTTCTACGAATTGCTCTTTCTTTAGCTCTTCGTCTTTTCTCCGAGGGTTTTGTATAATGTTGACGATCTTTTATTTCGTCAATAATCCCAAGTTTTTTACATTTTTTGATAAAGCGTTTTACCACTCTATCTAAATTGTCTTTTTTCTTAACACGATAAGTGTAATTATTTGCCATTTTTACCTGCCATTTTTTCCCAAATTAATGAAGATTTGCCCATAAATGAAGAAATGTCAACACCTGGGTCGTTAGGGTCAACATCAGATAAAGCACCTCTACCTGATTCTCGCGGAGCAGGAGCAGGTGTTGTTCCTTCAAAAAGGTTTACACCATTATATGCATCTTTTCCTACTGCTTCCATCATTTTTTTTCTTTGTTTGTCTAATCTTGCCTTTGCTTGATCGTCAGTTTCGTATTTAGGTTGTTGTTTTTTTGGATAACTTTGTCTATTTTCAACAATAGGCTGTCCAACACCTTTTACCACTTCACTTATAATTGACGAAAGAGTTCCATCTTCGAAAATTACTTCTTTAATGCACTCTTTTATTAATGGTTTAAGTATTTTTTTTAATTCTTGCTTTTTCATTAGTCCCTCAAGATCTTATTAAATAGGTTATCAATGTTATTTTCTTTACCCTCGGCGATTTTAAATTTAACTGCGCCTCTGTTTATTCCTGATCTGTTGTTTTTTGGATAAACATAAGCATCTGGTGTTGAGGGCTCTGCTACAATATCGAAGCAAATTAACTGAAAGTCCTCTTCTACAACCGTATCACCCATTGATTCTTTTACCGATCCTAGTCCACGTGAAGAAATACCAAGCTTAACACCGGCGTTAATTAAGTCCTTAAGAATACGACCAGAAGGTGTATCAAGAACTTTAATTTTACCCATAACATCTTTACCTTCCCACCAACAATCAGTAATCATGTGTGAAACATTTTTTAGATTAATTACTGAATCATCAGGATGATCTAATTCACCTGTGGCTCTTCCATCAGCAACAATTTTTTTGTAATTGTCGACTTCTTTCTTGAGAACTTTCATTGGATAAACGCGACCATTGCCGTTCTTCTTATCAGCAGTTTGAATACGACCAACAAGATAAACAGCTCCCTCTTGGATTACCTCACGTTTTTGAGCTTCACTCAAACGATCAAGGCAACGCCCATCAGGACATAGTTCAAAAAATTCTGTTAATAATTGTTTACTCATTTACTCTACCTCTTCCACTGTTCCTGTAACTGTTAATGGTTGTGGCAAAGGTTGAAAGTTCTCTTGTGGTATTTTATTAGAATTAAAAGGTTTTCCATCAACAGGAATGGCTATTGTAATATGTGGAAACTTTACTTTTTTAGAAATCGGAGCAGGTGGTTCGACTTTAGCAGCCATTGCTTTATCATCAAAACCAATATGTGTTACTTGCAACAACACTTGTCCACCAACAGGATAATCAGCACTAAAGTCATGCTTTCCTTTTGGATGAACAATAGGCGAGAAAGGCACAATTGTCATATGGTGTGGCAAAGGAGCACCAGCTTTTGTTTCGTGAACAAAACCTTCAGGTACGCCAAACTCAATAGCAGCTTGTTTTAAAGCTTCTACACTTTGAGGGTCAAGAACAACTCCGGAATAAGAAACTTTTCCTTCACTTAAAACAGCATCAAGTTCTTCTTTAATTATTCTTCTTAATTGTTGATTCGTTATTTGCATTATTTTCTCCATTAAATGCGGGCGCAACCCGCGTGAGTCAGCTGCCTGAACAGCAACGACGAACTGGTTGTAGCATCCATTTTTTATTCATCTTTATCTCCAATTTTTGAAATACGAAAGCCAAAATCATCAACCAACATAGAGATTAGATAAGATGTTCCAGCAGAAATCCAACCGCAAATAAAAAAATTAGCGATTGTATAATCAAATGTAAATAGTTCCGTCCACTTGTTAATGCAAAATAAAAAACAACCAACCCAAAAGCCTATACACAAAGGACAATGAAAAAGTGTGTTCCATTTCTTTGTGTAATCTTTTTCAGGTCGAAAATCTTCAAATATTTTACCGTAAACAAGAATAAAAGTCAAACCATAAGCGGCAAGTATAAAATTTATCATCTAACACCTATTTTAAAAATCCATATCTTTTGTCAACATAATTTATAATATTACTTTCAAATTTACTTATAAGATTTGAAGCTGTAGTCCAGCTTTCTTCAAGATTTACTTCATCAATGCCTAGGTTTGCTAATTTCATAAAAAGATCATCATTGTGATCATTCATCATATTTATGTAATCATCTAATCTAGATGAAAAATGTTTTTTAATTAGATCTTTTCTGTTTACTTTTTTTCCACTTTTTCTCAAAATAACTAGTTCTTTGTCTGCTAATAGTGTTGCTTTTCTAGTAAACCCAACTGCATATGCTTCTATCTCAACTGGCTGTAAGTAGTACAATACATACTTTTGTGCCTCAGTTGAAGCAGAATACGCTTTAAGTAATTTTTTAAAATCCTCTACACTTTCTTTTAAAATTTTATCATATTGTTCTTTATAGGATTCTTTCTCTTTCTTTGTAACTAAATTATAGAAAAAATCTGTAATTTTTTTTCCAATAGATTTTGTAGTGTTGTTTAGCATTTTCAATCTTTTTGACGGGTCTTTTTCTTTTATTATTTTATCATATAAGTCAATCGTTTTGTCAAAACCTGATCCTTTTATATTTTGTAGTGAATGTTCTATTTCGTGTCTAACGTTTTCTTGTAATGTAATTTTAATCTTATTCAACACACCAAGATTGTTGTTAACTGATCTTTTGTTGTCACTACCTTTAATTTGTTTTTCACTAGTTTTGTCCCAACCTATTGTATGTTCAAAGTCAATCTTCAAAGTTTGCTTACCAGGCATCCAGCCAGCACCAGGAGATTTTAAGACAAATTTATTTTTATTACCACCACTTAGTTCTTTAAAAGTTAATTTATAGTTTTTTATAAGTTTCAAATATTTTGAGTTTTTCAACTTTTTTAGACGACGTTTCATAAAATTGTTAAAGTTTTTTTCTGAATAGAAAGATGGTCCAAAATTTTCAGCAGTTAGCTCACCACCTGGATCGCCATCTGGGACTTGATCTTTTCGGCTTATAATTTCTTTATGCTGAGCTTTTATCATAAGGGCCAAAAAGTCTATTACACTTTTAACAATGACACCAGCTTCTCTATCACCAGATCGAGCTTCATTTAATTTTAATTTTTTTATTATTTTTATTTTCATTAATATGTATACCTTCCATAGAGGTATGGAGCAAACATATTGTGTTGCAAAATTGAACCCTTTTCTTCAGAGTGTGGAACTTCACCTAGTTCTGTTGAGTTTTCATTATCAGGTTCTAGTTGAGCATCTTGCATTATATCATCATGGCCTTTTTTCATCTTTGATGATGGAATTTCTGATTTTATCCATTCTGACAATTGATAAACTGTGGATTTTATTGGATCTCTTTCTTTTGATTCGTGTATCTTGCCTTCAAGAGAACCATAAACATTACCACCTTGGATTGAATCGTATTCAATTACACCATTTTTTCTCATCCATTCCATTAAACGTGACTCCGCACCATAAACAACTTCAGACATTAAGTCTTTTGGAAACGCAACAATCTTCTTTTTCTCAACCATTAGGACTATGTCAATGTCTGCATGATCAAAAATAAGTAAATCACCATTAAGAGCTTTACGTATGTTCATTTCAAATTTAGTTTTTCTTTCATTTGGATTGTTAATTTTAACACCGATTGGTCCTGGTGTAAAACGAACTTCGGTATCTCCTTTTATTTTAACATCCAAATCTCTTTCTTCTGGTTCTGTTTTCACATTGACACTAGTAGGAGTCCGAATGTCAATCCCAAGATCTTCTTCTAGCAGGTCTGAAATTATGTTTTGTGGTTTTTTATACATTTATTTAATCTCCGATAATAGTTGTTGAATGTGAAAGACATCTTTAACTACTTCCTCGGTTAAAGGTTTCTTTTTAAAGTTTTCAAGTTTTTCTTTAACTAGTTTTATCTTATCAGACCACTGCCCTTCGCTTAAATTTTCACATTGTTCTCTTAATCTTGCAATTTCTTCGTTCATAAACGTTTTAAGCCCAAGTCCATTATCAGAAAAAGACGTAATGTAGTTAGTCAAAAGATCTCTCTGTTCTTTTAAAAGAGACTCCTTATATGTATCATTAAATTTATTAACAAAGGTACTATAAGTAAGACTATCTATTGTCTTCAATTTTTGCTCTTTAATCGCTTGAGGATGCGAAATAACAAGTGTTTTGACCCTTTCCTCTATCAATAGACGGGTTTTTGCTTTAAGACCATTAGAATTGAAATACTGTCCAACTGTTGCTATTGATTTATAATTGGGAATAAAATTACCAAATGCCTCTGGGATGTTGTGATTAAACTCTTTGATTAGACTGGTTTGTTCATTAAAAATTTCTTTTCTGTCTAAAGCTTCCCAGTCTTCTTTTACTTCTTTCATGTAACGAAGTCCAAGAGATTCTTCAAGTTTTTGAGGTTCCATTAACTGTTTATACAATTGGAGATCGTTGTAAAGAGGCTTTCCTTTTGAGAAATATCTCTTAAGTGTCTCAACAATTTGTTGTTTCTTTTGAAGCTCTCCTCTTACAACAGCCTTGGTCATTTCTTTGATTAGGCATTCGTAAAGAAAAGCGGTATTTCTTTTCTTATTATGTTTCATTTGTTTCTCCTTTATTACTTTCTATAAAAATCTTTTCTTCGTCTACTAAGACCATCATATCTGTATCCTACACCTATCGCTTGAGCCACAGCTCTACGCATCATTGAGAGTTTACCTTGCATTTCTCTTCCATATTCCATTTCTTCACTACTAGTACCTCTGTGAAATACACCTGCTGATTTTATCCTGTTATTTAAGATTTTTAACAAATCCATTGCTTTAAAATGCTCTGGTGAGCCGTCAATTATATTAGGGTTGTCACTTAAAAATTGCATACAGTGTCTATACAAGTCTTCATTAGAAAATTCATGAGGAAGTCCTAATCCTACTTGCATTTCTTGAAGTGTTTTTTCTAACTCTTCTTTTATTACTTGTCTTAGTTGTTTATTGGTTATTTTCATTATTTTTTGTCCTTTTATAGTATACCTGCTTTTTTTAAAATTGCTTGAATTCCCTGTTCAGGAATGCTTGGAAATTCAGTTTTTAGTTTTTCTATTACTTCTTCTACTGGTGTTCCTCTAAAATGTAAATCCCAAGCATAAGCAGCAGCAGACTTTATTCTTATTACTCTCGGTCTGCTGAGGCCGGGCATTCCAAACTTCCTGTGTATTTTATCAACATAATCAAAAACCAATCGAGCTTCTTTAACTTTTTCAACATCGCTACCTCGATTAGTATAATCATCAACATAATAGTCCATGGCTCTTTGAGTCATGTTTTTTGCATTAACTTCATTAACATTCACAGTACTGCTTGTGTTCTTTATCATTTTTCCTCGAAACAAACCAACACCATAGCTACTCATCATCAGATGAACCCAACACCTACGCAAAGCTATGGCGGTTTCAGGAGTAATCCCTTCATCTTCTCCAATCTCTAAGAGTAAGTTTTCTACTTCTTCTTTAATAATTTGTTTTAATTGTTTATTAGTTATCTTCATTTTTTTTCTCCTAAGATCCGCCATAAGTTTTCATGGCATAAACAATCATTAATCGTTCTTTAATCTCACCATTTAACAACTGCATGTCAAGTTCACTTAATCCATATGAATTAATCTTTGCTTGTTCAGCTATTGTTGCAAAGATCAATCTTCTAAGTGAACCATCATTAGCACCTATCCTCATCGCGTAGTGACTTCTAAATGCATCATCATCTTTCATTAACTCTATGACATGAGGATGTGCCATCAAAGCCTCAACACAATCTCTAGTAAAAAGTTTTTCTGCCTCTGACAACTCTTCTTTGAGAACTTTTTGTAATTCTTCTTTAATTATTTGTTTTATTTGTTTCTTAGTTATCTTCATTCTGTTTTTTCCTTTACGTTTAATGACTCGATAAGTATTTCCACTTCGCGAGACACAGTTTCTAATTTTTGTTCTTCTTCTAAATAACCACCAGCAGCTTGAGATAGTGAGTATTCATTTCCAACGTAGCCTTTATAAATGTTACGACCTGTGGATCTTGCTGTTTCAATTCCTGTGGAGCCGAGCATAGATTTTTTCATGCCGCCTTTATCATAAGATGATCTATGTCTCTTGTATGGGCCTCGTTTAGATGGAACATCAACATATCCTGGTGAGTCATCCCGCTTCGCAGAGGGTTCGGCGAGCAGATCAGTGTCACCCCCTTCGTCGCCGCCGACATCACCTCCGCCGGTGTCTCCACCGCCAAGATCTCCTCCAAGGTCTCCACCAAGCTCACCACCTAGATCTCCACCTGCTTCATCGCCACCACCTCCACCGAGGTCGCCAAGTCCACCAGCAAGGCCGCCGCCTCCACCAGCATCTTCACCAGCTTCTCCACCAGTTGCAGCGGCTTCAAGCTTGGCTCCAAATTTTTTGTCAAAGAACATTTCTCGTTGATTGCGAAGAAATTCATCTTCTGATAAGCCAAACATGTTTTCAGCGATCCAGCGTTTTGAAAAGTAACCTTCAGTTGCATTACCAGCAACAGAAAACTTTTTATCCCAATGTTCAAGTTCTTGTAGTTCAGCAATTTTAGATGGATTATTTAGCTGTAATTTAAATGTTAATAAATCATCGTTTCTATAACCAAGAGTATAAAGATGTATAATACCAATTTTTTCTAGTTCAGAAATAGCAACACGTTGAAGTCTTTGTATAGTCCTAGCAAAACGAATATCTTTTTGTGCTAATGTAGTTTTATCTTCTGTTGCTCCTTCTCCCATAGTTAGGTATGATTGTGGTATTTTTAGAGCAGCAAACAATTTGTCTCTGAGATACTTGACATCATCGATACCACCATTATAAGAAGCTCCTGGGAGACTGCTTATGTCAGTAGCTGATTGTCCTCCACGAATTGGTACATAATAATCTTCTTCAATTGATAAAGGATTATAGCGTAAGTCAACCCGACCTGTTTTTGGATCAACAATAGAGTGTCTTTTTAACTGTGTCATAACTTTTTGCATGTACTGTTCAACTTCCTGTGGAGGAATACCACCAACGTCAATTTTAAATAAACGACGCTCAGGAGCACGAACAATTCTGTATGCCATCATGGCATCTTCTAATAGTATAAGTTGACGGTGAATGCGTCTACAAGCTTCGAGAACTGATGTTCCGTAAGGAGCATGCTTATCATTACCAAGGATTCTGAAGTGGGCAACTTGCCAATTCTCCAGAGTTAGTCCTGCTGTGTTCCACTGGTACTGGACGTAATTAGGATTACTTTGGTCCTCTCCTTCTAGACGTTCGATCTCTCTAGTAGGTAGCCCTATTGCAGATCGAATTCCCATATCCTCATCAATGTCAAGATATAGAAAGAAATCACCGTACTTACACATTGTTCTTGCCCAACCAAAAAGATTGTGTTCGATGTTTAAAACATTGTGATACAAATTATGGAGGATATGTTTAATTTCTTCGTTCGCACACTTAATGTTAAGCATTGGACGAAGAGCTGTATGGGTTGTCATTTCATCTGCATAAATGTCTAAAGATGAAGCTATCTCTGGCATGTATTCCATTTCATCAAAATCAACATAACGTTCAGCTCTATTTCTATTTGAAATCATGTTGAGCGTTACAGAGTTTATTGGGTTATATTCCCATTTTTTAAATTGAGCACCTGTAGCTGATTTGAATTTTGTAGCATAATTATCTAATTGCCGTCTACGTAACATACGACCTGTTTGTGTCCTGCGTTGCGTAATTGGACCTGAGAACAGTTTTGTTAAAGCCTTAAATAAATCCGATTGCGGGTTATAAGGCGACTTTTTATATTTTGCCATGGTTCATCCTTTTCGTAATAAATAGTTCTATTATAGCATAAAGTAAGTCATTTGTCAAGCTAGCCTTTAAAAATCCAAGCAAAGTCTTTATATGTTTTTTCAAAATCTTCAAAAGCTTCTTGAGTTTTGTTTCCTACATACCCACGCATACCTTTTATTGATGTATTCATAGTCGTTTGAGAAGACTTAATAGAAGTAACCATAGCCTCTTGATACATCCGATCTTTCTCAGATACTTCAAGAGCAGTGTCTCGAACCCAACAAGCAATCGCTAGAGACATTATTAAGTCATCATGATACGATCTCATAGCTTGAGGCTTTCCATTGTTCCAGATAAAAGTTTTTACTTCATGAAACAAACGAGAGGACTTTGGTTTGACCAATTTATTTCTTATATATTCTTCTAGTTTAGCAACTATAAGAGGTCTTGTCTTTGTTGATGTTGTAAATCCGATAACTGCTCTGTCATTGTATTCGCCTTCTAAAGAGTCAACATATTCATGTGTAGATTTGATTGAGTAATAAAGATTTGGATACCCAAGATCTCTTACTTTCTCACAAGCTGCTATGCCTATACCTACATTTTCAATAACCATGAGACAGTTACCATATTCTTTACCAGCATCAAATAAAATTTTAGCAAAATGATCCATAGTTGGTTTACCTTGATATTCAGCTACTACACTCATTGTATCTGTTCTTAGTATGTGAAAGACAGATGAGTCAGCTCCATCGCCACGAGCCACATCAGCAACCATAAGATAGGGAACACCTTCTTGATATTTTTCCCAGATCCATAAATTTCTGTCCCAGCTTGTCTTGTATTCTGGTTCTTGTTGATTTTCAAACAACCAGTGTATATCATCAGGATGTATCACAGTTTCACCAGAAGTGTTAAAGTTACACTCAAGCTCTTGTGCTATTTGTCTTCTCGACATATTCTTAGTTTCTTTAACAAACCAATCTTCATCACGTTCAGGGTGAACATCCCAAGGTAAAGACACAGGGTGAAACTCATTATCTCCATTCTCTGCATCAACATAAGTTCTATGAAACCAGTTTCCAACTCCCATGGGTGTTGATAAAGCTATACAACGACCCCCTGTTGATAGAGTGGGGTAAAGACCTGCCCACAGATCATCAAGACCGTCAACGTGTGCTGCCTCGTCTATAATCAATAAAGATAGGGCTTCCGAACGACCAGCATCTGCTGATGTTCCAACAGCTTTGATTGTAGAACCATTGGATAATTCAAACGAAGTTCTGTTGTCAATAACGATACTGGCAACCTGCATCCATTTTGGCAAATTTTTCATTACCATCTTTACTTTCTTTACTAAATTAGCTGCTGTTCCAAATTTGGTTGCCATGACCAAGATGTTCTTTTCTTTATGAAACAACATAAACCAAACAGCATAAGCTGCCGAAATAGTAGAAATACCAAGCTGCCTTGCTTTAAGAATAACTGTGAAGCGATAATCATTAAAGTCTTTGACTAATTGGTCTTGGTAAGGATAGGTGTTAAAAGGGATTAAACCCTTGAGTGGGTGAGAGATCCGACAATAATTATTTATAAAGTATAATGGATCTTTTCCGCACTTAAGGATTTCTTTTATTATTTCTTGCTTTGATAGCTTGAGGGTCATTATGCCTTCTTCTGGTTAGCACCTTTCTTTCGTGTATCGTTTTGTGGACGCTTTTTATTGTCTTTAAACTGTTCTAAAAACTTTCTTGTAACGTCTCTTGTTTGGTCAATTGAAGGTTCAAGGATAGGCATAGCTTCAATTCCACCAATTTTAAAATGCTGATTAGCTTCAACAAAAGAGCGAACTCTTGATGTTGATTGAACAAGAATGCTTGGTTCACCTTTAGAAGTAAGAGAGACAGATTTACCTGTAACTGCTCTGTATTCTTTTTGTAAAAAGTTTTTGATGTCGTTTAGCATGGACTCGATGTCTTGTTCAAATTTACCTGCATAAACTTCTTTAAGAAGAATATCTGATTGATAAGAAAGAATCATTGAATCCCCATAAAATCGAACTTTAAATCCATCCATAACACGTTTATCCATCAAGGGACAACCTTCCTCTCTTTTCAATCCCATGGTTCTTGATTCTCCATCATAAGAGTATCTTTCATCATGAGCTCCGTCATAAACATTTGCGGCTGCTTGAGCAAGCCCTTGTATAATTTCTAGTGTTGTACTACTCATTTGGTCTCCATCCTTTTAGCCATCGTTCTTCACGATCTTCTACCCATTGGATGTAACATTTTTCACAACAATCAAATTTTGCCATATAAACATCATCGTTTGATTTAAATGAATAAGTATTACAAACAGGACAAGAACGTTTAGATTCTTTCGTAATTAGTTTCTCTGCAATAAAAACGCCACCAACATCAATTTGGAAGTCGTCTTTTTCATTTGAGGTTTTGTAAAGATCTTTTAATTGCTTTACATATTCTTTCTCTTTTTCATCGGTCCAATGTCGTTTCGGATTATCAATTGCTTCTTGACCGTACTTTTCTGCAATTGCTTTTTCTACTTTTACAATATAGTTTGGATCATTCTTTTTCATAATCCCACCTTTCTGAATTGCCATATTTCTCCTCATCAGTTTCGTGTGTTGTTCTCTCAGGTGAATCCATGTCTCTATAAACTTTCATCCAGTATGGAGTTTCTAAATTCTTTGGACTTAAAGAATTGTCTAAGAACCTCATCTTGTTGTTTGGACCACAGCACAACACACCATCATGATCGTCAAAAAAATAAGTTTTTGTTTTATGTTCGTGCCAACATTCAGATTGCCCATGATCATTTACATCTCTTGGTCTCTGAGGGTCACAAGTCCAAAGATAAGTCCCTTCCCATTTGTGCCCTGCTCTGTTGAACATTTCTACATCTATTCCTCGAAGTCCTTGGATCTGTGTCATTTGCCAGTAGTCTGAAATACAATCCCACCAAGCCACATCAGGCATTTTAATTTCTTTATTTGGTGTTTCTTTTCTGTTAAAGATGGCACACTGATCTACTTTATCATAGAAAGCTCCCATTGACGGAAGATAAACTAAATAAAGCGGTGCTCTACCTCTAATAAATCTTATTGCGTGTAAAACGCCAAAAATAGTTTCGTCTTTTCCATAATTTGGATCACCTGATAAAAAAGACTTTTTAACATAACATTCGGTATAAGGTGTTGATACGATCACGGATCACTCCTAGCTTTTCTTATTGCCCTACTGATATCTGTAGGATTTTTTATATCTTTTATTCCTAATTCTCTTTGTGCTCTAGAGACATTAATATTTGACGATAGGCTTGCTACTTCATCACTGGTAGTTATTATCTCTTTAACGTGCGAATACATATTAAAGAAAGCTGTTATTAACTGCCTAGTATCATCGATAGCTGTGTGTAGCTGAATGTAATCAGGTCCCGGACCATAAACATCCATCATTCTTTGTAGTTTTCCGTTAAAAGAAATAATTGTTTTTATTTCACCATTTACTTCTTTCTCTTTTTCGTCAAAAAATTTAACCAACCTTCTGTCGCCTTTACTTGCTTCATATTCTGCTATTCCTTTAAGAACTTGTCTTTGAAAATTAACTGTGTCGAAGATGTCGATTTGTTGAAAAGAAGTTGTGTCAATTCCAAGAGCTTCACCTTCTTTGATTATTTTATTTCTATCAAAAGTTTTTATATTGTGACCAACAGATACGACATTAGGACCTAGTGCTTCAACCCAAGCAAGAAACTCTTCCATGGCTTCATACTCATCTCTATCATCTTCTCTTGTTTGATAGTTTGTGTAACCAATCATATCAGCAACAGTATAAGGTCTACCTTCTTCTTTTTCTTTTTGAACCTTTAATAAAAAATCAACCTCTCTTGTGACCTGACCTGTTCTTTCATACTCATCAAAAATCTCCTCGGCCCTATCAATCATGTCTTGCTGTGCAATATACTTTTCTAATGTTTCTTGATTTAAGGCAACATTGACATCAAACTCTGCTATTGGTTGTTCGGGAATAGGCCCATCGATATCATCAATTTTAAAAGCAATTGCTCCATACTGAGTTATTTGTCCATCAAAACCTATACTTTCCAAATCCCAAAAGAACCATGTCTTTCCATTTAATTCTCTTCTCATGTATTCGAGTACATCGCCGGGGGTCATGTCTCTTAATAAAGATAAATCTTCCATAAGAACTTTTTTTAATTCTTCTTTTATCATTTTCATGACATCTTTTTTTGTTATTGCCATCAATTCACCGCCTGTGCAATTGCTATTGTAATTCCTACTCCAGTAAATAGTCCAAAAGAAAACCAAAATTTCTTTTTTGGTGGTGTTTTTAACTGTTCTAAACCTTTTATTCTTTCTTCCAAAGCTTGAACTTCTGCTTCGAGTGTCCCTCTATCGAGTTTGTGTTGGGACTTAAGTTTGTTTATTTCTTGCTCTTTGTCTGCAAGAAGTATACCAATCTGATAATCCATTTCTATTTGACATCTGTCTGTTGCATCTGCTATTTGATCGGCTAATAGTTGTGATGCTGTGTCGTTAAACAAACGACCAGAAAACGGAGCTTCCATTCCTTTTTCAAGATAGGTATATTCAGGTGCGTCTGCAAATGCTAAAGATAGTAAAAAAATCATATTGTTTTAATCCTTCCTTTTAAACAGGGTAATGTTGTAATATTTTTTTTGCGATACCCTTTAGTAAACGGAGATCTAAGAAATGCAGGTTTCATTTTATCAGATTTTTCAAATTGATCTATTTCATATGGCCAGAGCTCTAAAGAATCAAAAAATGTATTTTGTTCTGCGTTGTCTATATTTGAAGGTGTTAATAAGTTACTTTCGGTATCAAGTTGGAATTGTTCATAATCATTAGAAGAAGCATAATATCTCCACTGACTTCTGGCTTCTTCGCTAACTTGGTTCCTATCACATGCTAGATAGCTATCGTGTTCTACTACTAGTTCTGTTGCAATGTCATATATTAAAGCCCCAAAACCAGTATCACGATATTCTCCATCAATTTCAGTCCAACCAATAACAAAACAAGGATTATAGTCCCTAGTTGCATGTAGCTCTCCTACTAAAGAATTATCCCATTTTCTTATAGCATAAATTTTTATTGTATCTCGCTCACTTTTAATTTCAAAAATAAGATCATTTTTTTCAACTACTTTTAATCCTTGATTTATCTTATCATTTGCTTCTTCACAATAAACTTCAAGAATGAGATTGTGTAACTTTTTTGATGTTAATTTCATTTCTTCGTTATTCCTAGATCTTTAAAGACATCATCAGGATTAGATTGTTGTTTTTCTAATTTTTCTAATCTTTTTTCTTTTTCAGATTCAAGAGCAATCTTTACAGCTTTAGCTTTTTGTTCTGCTCGTTTATCTCTAACTTTTTTTGCTTTCTGTAGACGCTCAAGTTCTTCGTTCTCTTTCTTGTATTGATCTTTGGCTAAGTTAGCCATTTCCAAATAGTTTTGGTTTGAGCGTCTTCCAAGCACATAAGATAAAATAAATAAACCCATGAGAATTAACCAGTTCTTATGAGCTACAATCCAATTCTTTGCTTTGTATAACCAGATCATGACTAACCACCGTGTCGCCACATTTTAGCAAAGTCAACAGCGGTTTGTCCACCGATGTACATCATAGCAATCATTCCCCAAGTTTCAGGGTCTAGTTGTGCATTCCACAATAAAGCTGTTGCTGATACAAACACAAGCAGCTTACGAGAGATCGCTTTCTCTTGTAAAGCATCAAGAATACCTTTTTGTTTGTTATCGAGATATAATTGTTGTTTTAATTTTTCTTTTTTTTCTTGTTCCATTTTTTCTCCTGCCTGTAAAAACTCTTCTCTGGTCATTAACTTTCCTTTAAGATTTGCATAACTCTTTCTGTAATATAATCTGCATGCTCAGGACTTTCTTCGGCAACATAGTGATAGATATCATTTTCAAACATATGTCCAAAGCCTTGCTTAATCATTGGTGCAAGGTGCATAAATTTGCTGACGGTCTGCATAATAATTCCACCAACATAGTCATAGTCAGGATGATCAGGTCCCATTCCTACTGTCATTCCACTGAAGGAGTCCATAGGAGGTTCCATGCCCATCATTTCATTCATGACTTTGTTAAGCTCTTCTTTGATAATTTGTTTAATTTGTTTATTTGTTAATTTCATTTTTAATCTCCATAAAATGAAAGCCTAAATAGCTTTTACACTAAATAGGCTTTTGAAAGAGATTTAGCAGTTTACTTTTGCATAACCACCAACTTTCTGTATGTCGATGGTTCTATCTACACAGTCTTTTAAAACATCGAGGTGAGAAATCAACAGAACGGTTTTAAACTTATCTTTTATCATGTCAATCAAACGAACAAAACCCTCCATGTGTTCCTGATCCAAAGCTGTGGCAGGTTCATCCATGATAAATAGAGTGGACTTAGGCAAGTTGGTTATCTCAATTAGAGCAAGACGTATAGCCATAGCTGCAATAGTTTTCTCAGCACCTGATCCCATAGATATAGGTCGAGAGTCATACTTCGGATGCTTAATATTGATATCTAAATTACGACCATCTTCTTCAAACATAACTTGAAAATCAACAATGTTTGCAAGGCATTTTTGAATTTCCTCGTTTATAAGAGATAATTTTTGTTTGATTATTTCGTAAGCAATTCCATTTGGATGCATACAACGCATGAATAACTCATAGGCTATAAAAGATTCTTCGAGTTCATCTTGCTCTCTCTTTTCAACATGAAGTCTCTTAATGGTACTCTTAACAGCACCAAGTTCAACAAGATAATCTTGGATCTTTTTATCACATTTTTCTTTTCTTTGTTTAGCTTCTGTCATTTTTGTTTTGACAGCGTTCTTGGATTTAATAAGAGACGACAGATTCTCAATTGCTTGACGATTTGCATTGTATTCATCTCTTTGTTGTTCAAGAGAACCTTTTTGATTAGTCATGAGAGAGATCTTTGATATGATTGATTCATTTGTTATTTCTAAATTATGATTTTTGGCTAAAAAACTTTTGCGCTTGTCAACATTCTTCTCCAGAACTTCTAGTTCTTTTTCAGCGACTTCTTTATCTAATCCATAAATCTTTAATTTATATCCATCAATTATCTTTTCAACCTCTTCTATTTCTTCTTCAAGAGTCGGAAGATAATCTTTAGCTTTTGTAGCATCTTTAACAAACTTATTATTAGAACAATATTCACAATCAGGATCATACTCATGGTCATGAAGCATGTTAATCTTTTTAATAGATTGTTTTTCTATTGTTTTAAGCTTCTTGAGCTCCTGTTGTGAGTCTTTTAAAGACTCTTCAAACACCTTACACTGTTCTATGATTTGCGTGAGTCTATGCTTGTTTATGGAGCTTACAATGTCATCAGCTTGTTGGATGGCAAGTTCGTTTTGCTTTATCTGTTGTTTGTTTTCAGATACTTTTACACCAGCTTTGTGTATTTGTACGTCAAGCCGATCAATCTCATCTTCTAATTCATCGATGTCAATAATATTTTGAGGAATAGAATTAATCTCTTCTTCTATCTTTAAAAACTCTTCAAGTAATTCTTCATAGCGATTGTTGTGTTTTTTGCACAAATCTGTTTGATGGTCTATATCATCGTTAATTTCTTCTATCTCTTCTTGTTTGGCTACTAATAGTTCTGCTATCTTTTTACTTTTAAACCTTTTGATCAAAGTGGAGATTTCTGAGGAGTCTTTCTTTGCAAAGTTTAATTTTTGATCAAAGATGTCTAAGTCGAGAAACTTAGCTAGTTTATTCTTTCTTTTTGTTGAACCTTCTTTAATGAACGCAAGAGAATCTAACTGCGAAGCCATTGATGTGATCATAAAGTCTTCTATGTTTCCGAAGATCTTTCTTATGTTGGCCTCAGTATCTTTTACAGAATCGCCGTTACAAGAACTATTGGTAGTGAGATTGTGGAAATCAAGATCACCAGAGGCCACAGGGATGGACTTTCCTCGTTGGGTTTTATAAGATTTATTGAGATTCCGAGTAATTTGATAGTCTTGACCGTCTGCTTCGACCACCATCTTGATAGAGGCTTTAGTTTTGTTTTGATTGACGAGGTGAACGTTTTTCTTCTCGGCTTTGCTGGTTCCGCCATAAATGCCATAAAGAGCAGAATCAATAACAGAAGACTTCCCACTGTAGTTTTTGCCAAAAATGCCAACGATTCCAGAAAGATTTGCAAAATCCAAAGAATTACTTTGTCCATAGTTAAATAAATTTGAGAACTGCATCTCTTTAATATTCCATTTGACGTTTCTTCGGACTTCTTCAACCTTCTCTACCTCTTTATTATACTTAGTATTGAGATCAAGCACTTGACTCATCAAGTCCTCATCTAGATCATAATCTTTTAAATAATCACGAATATATCTTTCTTGAACAGAAACATCACGCATGTTTTCCATTTTGTGTTCTTGTCCGTCTGAGGATGTGAAATTAGACGTTCCTTTATTTAAGAAGGACAAAGACACCGGATTGTATTTAGAACGTGCTAAATCGGTAATCTTGCGTATGGAAGAGCTATCCATGTTAACAGTCGAGATTAATCGAAGACGACAACCATGAGGAACATGATAATGTTGAGGTATCTTTCCTTTGTCATCTAAATTAATTGTAATAAAAGGTCGGGGATTGGTAAAGATAACATGTTGAACATCAAAATCATCTTTAGATCTAATTGTCCAAAGCTTATAGCCTTTTCTTCCGTCCTCCGAAAAATTCTGCTGAATTGTAGAGCCAGCATATTGAGCACGACCTTCTTCATCTAAAATCTGTGGTTTGTGAATGTCACCAAGCATAACAAAATCGTGACCTTTAAAAATCTCTATGTCATCATCGCCATGTTCCATAGCCCAACCTGATCCTGTTTTAGAACCCATAATTGCACCATGATAAAGAGCAATGTTAATGTCACCAGTTTTTGGCCTCATCCAAGCTCCTCTATCAAAGATTGATAAGACATTTAATGATAATCCTACTTGAGGAGATACACGACCAGAGTTTTTTAATAGATGCAAATCAGGATGGTTCAATGCGTTAACAATAGGAGACACAGCATCTTCCCTATCTGAGTTCTTTAGATTACCGTCATGGTTTCCAAGAATGATATAAGTTGGCGCAATGTCTGCTAGGTTTTTTAAGAACTCAGAAGCCAAAGCAAAATACTCTGGTGACAACTGAGTTTTTGTGTGAGCCAAATCACCACAATGAACAATATAGTCAGGTTTTTGGCTTAGTAATTTTTTATAAATCTGATTAAATACAAATCTGTATTCATCATGAAATTTAAGATTACGAATATGTGTATCCGCAAAGTGTGCGATCTTAATCATAAATCCTCCGTAATTAATTAAGTATTTTTATTATAACACATTACGAAAGATTTGTCAAGTTATTTTTTTGGTACGTGTCTCATATCTCCGGAAGATTGCGCTCTTCTCAAATAAGTTCTAACAAGATCAGCTTCTTGGTATCCATACTCTGTTTCAAACTTTTCAATGTTCTTGGGATTAAAAACATGTCTTCTCTGAAGTCTTCCAGTTTTTCCAAGATCAAGACCTGTTGAAGGAAATTGTAAAAAACCCATGTATTTTCTAAATGCTTGAAACATTCTTTCCTGATGATGAAGACCTTCTCTCATCTTGATTAAGCCCAACTCTTCTTTAATTATTCTTTTTAATTCTGTGTTTGTTATTTTCATAGCAAAATCTCCTTTACAAATAAATAGTTAAATAGCGTTTAATAATTTATCAAAGAAAAAATAATCGGGATCAATTGGTTGAGCCCTATCTTTTGCGTTCTCAAATTGTCGTGGGGTCATAGATCCAACATCTTCAACAGCAGAAGTGTCTATCTTATAGACCTCCATGTCGTATTCAATCATCTTCTTAATCATCCACGATGCTTTCTTCTCGGCATCTTGGTCAAGCCCTATGTAGACTGGTGTATCGTTTATTGCAAGAGCTTGAAATAAGCGAGACTGTGGCCTAAGGGTTGAGCCAAGAATAGGAATGCCTTGTGTTCCTGCAACGATAGCGTCAAAGGCACCTTCAACAATTGTTACAGGTTCATCCCAATCAATCATCAGTTCATTAAATATAATGTCTTTGGTTGCCCTAGGGTTCAAATATTTCATTCGGTGTCCAACATAAGAACGAGCAATAAAGAAGTTTGGATCTCCATTTAAATTAAATGACGGGATAATAATTCTACCTCCATATCTTCCCTCAGTACAATAACCAATCTTCCATAGTTTAATTTGTTCATCATCAATTCCTCTACTATAAAGATAATCAAGTGCTTTTTGTGATGAGCGTGGGAGTCGTTTGTTGCAAAGAGAAATTAATTCTTTTGGCAACTCACAAGTTGGCTCCTCTTGAATTTCATTTATTTCTTTGTAGATTCTATCAAAGTCTGTTAAGTCAAGACGACCATCAAGTTCTAACCAGCGTTGTCTTTGTTTATAGTTACCAAACTTTCTTACAATCCTGTAAATATTCTTTCCCCGAACATCACAAACCCAACATTTAAAGAATCCGTTTGCAAAATTTACAGACATTTTTTTCTTGTGGTGTTTACAGTAAGGACAATGATACAAGTGCTCATTGCCTTTACGATGATAAGAACCGAGAAGATCGGTTAGTATCTTTCTTTTTTCCTCCATAATTTCCTCCGTGTTTTTATTATAACACGTTTTAAAAATTTGTCAAGAAGTTTTTTTAAGAAAGATAATCATCAACGTTTGGAGTGCCTTTTACTCTCATTCCTGTACTTATCTTATTTCCATAAGTTATTATAACAGTATTATTATCATCAACGAGAGCTTTTTTGTTACTATCTTTTTTACTTGTTTTAATCTTTTCTTTGTTATTGGCAATTGTTTTATTTATAATGTTGCTATATTGATCAATAAGTTGACCATCAAAAACATCTACAAGTTTATCTAATCCAAGGTCATGGTGAAAATCCAAAAAAGTAAAAAACTCTGTTTCTGCAACATTTGCTATTTTTTGTTTTAACTTTACAAACGTGTCTTTAAGATTTTTATAATTTACTTTGTTTGAATTACCAATCATTTCGTTAGCAATTTTAGGTAACTCTTTATTATAAAACTGATTTTCTCTTGCTTTGTATTTTTTTAGGGTTTGAAAATCTTTGTTAGCAGCTAAGGTTTTATAATCAACACCATCTTTTTTCATTATTTCTAACCATTCATTTTTTAAATTTTCTAAAGATTCACCATAAGATTTATTCATTTTATAAGTTTTTACTTTTCCCTTAATGGGTATTCTAATATATATGTCTTTACCAGCATTATAAAGTTTTTCAATTTTTTGTTTAAAACTTTTTATGTGATTGTCAATAGGTATTTCTTTGAATTCTCTTGCATGCTTAATAGCATGAGAAACAAGTCCGTGATTTTGTCCATCTGGTTTTGGATAAGGTTTATCAACAAGTTCAGGGTTTAAGATAAACAAAGTAAAGCTACCCATGCCTCCTTTCTTATCAATACCAAAATCACTATCCTTACCTTTATTCCAGTTTACTTCATCTGAGAAATCTTCTTGTAAAACTTTCTTTCTCCAAGACTCCATAATGAGCTTCATTTGATTAGACATTTGATTTCCTCTTTATGTCTAAATAGTTTCTAATATAACATTTGAAAGAACAGATCTTCTCCTTCTCTTCCCACATATCTATGTATAAATTCAGGTATTGTAAGTCTCTCCATCTTAACCTGAGGTTTCATAACGCCAAACAAAACATCATGAGTTTCTATATCTTGTGAAAGCCAAGTAGAATATTTTCTACACTTACTCCACATGTCGCACATTCCATTAAATTGTTGAAAAGTTAGTTCATCCCAAGAAGATGAACCAAAAAACAGTTCGTTCGCATTAGAAACTTTGATCCAACCATCGGGTATTGTATTGTCTTTATATTCCTCGTCATGGTAAAACCACATGTGGTTTCTCATCCACACATTGTGTATTGGCACATCATCCTCGGTTATGTCATGGAAGGTGCCCTCAGGATCAATCCAACCTAAAGAGTGTTTATTGCAACCCCAATCAGTAATTTCTTTTAATACTTTTTTTCTCCAAGACTCCATAATGAGCTTCATTTGATTAGACATTTAATTTCCTCTTTATGTCTAAATAGTTTTTAATCCAGCATTTGCTATAACAACTGAGTCTGCTTTATCATCAGTTCCTGGTTTTGGATTTCCGTGTCTTGTATACTCTACGATGAATTCTTTTGGATACTTATTGCTAACCCACTCAATAACCTTGAGCTTCGTGTTATCACCCCTTTTGATTTTGAGATCAACGAGGCCCCTAGCTTTGTTTGCCTGAAGGAGTATCGCAGGGCTGCCAAATAAATTGTGAACCACATAGCTACACATACCATTAAAACGTTGTAGCTTGGCCATTGTCGCTGCTGTTGTCTTTCCTCCCGAGAATGCCATGAATGGTTGTTCGATGAAAACATAATCTACCTCCTGTTGTTGTAAAGACCTTTTTATACATTCCATTTCTTTTTTAAAAATGTCTGCTCGTTCTTCAAGAGATTGAGATGGTTTTAATTTTATCTCATCAACAAGAAGTAGGTCTTCGTTTTCGTTTATCAAGCAATAACCTATTCTGCTTGAGCTTATATCTAATCCTAAAATAATCATAATAATCTATTATAACATATTGTTTTTGATTTGTCAACTATAAATCTAATTTTAATTTAAAAGTATATTGACGATCTTCTGTTTTTCGAACAGGGTTGGCTAAAGAAGCAACTCCAATTAAGTTTCTTTTATCATCATAGATTGCAACTTTTGAAATGTACGTTTCTCTTTTAAACTCAGGTTCGTATTGTTTTAATTCTGTGTGTGCTGTATTGTGTATGGTTTGTTGGTGTTGTTTGAAAGAACCAGGCGAAATAGAATAGTTATTAACATCAGAGGAACTGCTTAAATAAGTTGGATTGTTAGACCAATTTAATTTTCCATAATCTGCATTACACATCATCATTAAAGTTTGTTTTTGTGTTATTCCTTGATACTTTATTTCAAAAGCAACATTTTTTATTGCTGGAAAGGCAACAACATTCTTATGGAGTCCAGCACCAAAATGCATCCATTTGTTGATTCCTCCACCTGAGCCTGGTAGTGAATAGGAATCGTCTACTCCAAGTTGATAAGAACCAGTAAGTATAAAAATTCCTTCATTATATAAAACAATACCAGCTGTTGATCCACTATAATCAACAGGAGAAGATGACGTTGAATAAGTTTGCACCAATTCTCCATTGCCTTTTATGTCTTTAAGGGTGGCTATAAGCGAACCAGTAACATAATAGTTTAACTCAACAGTTCTTTTCTTAATCTTTTGCCCATAAAAAATAGACGGCACAACTATAACATTTGTCTCGGCAGTGTAAAAATCTCTTTCTGGAATTGGTGCTTGAGATGAGAAAACCATGTGTGGTGATTTGTATCGATACCTTTCCATAGCATTTTTTAACGAATAGGCAACTTCGTATGTTATTTCATCTGTTAGAGCTAAATCTTTTCTACCAACAGTGATCCTAGAAGGTCTATCATTAGCAATATTGTATGGATAATGATAGCGAGTGATAGAAGCACTTAGATTATAATCACCTTCTACTATGTCTCCAAAATCAAATAACGTATTATATTGTGATTTTAAATTTACTTTTAAATTATTTCTAACACCATCTTTTACAACAAAAGGTCTTATCATCGAGCCTGTAGGATCTGTTTCTGATATTCTTGTAGAATTTATTTGAGGATGAGCATGTGGATCGTTGAGAGTGTCAGAATGTGAAGACGATGTCTCGTTAATACCGTATATAACAGAACCAGATGGTCTGTTAATATTATATTCATACAAACTTATCCAACCAGTATTACCTCTTTGTGGGTGGTATGTATGGTAAATAGGCCAGTTACCCACCTCTCCTTGTTGGTATATACCATGAGCAGAACCAGATAGATTAGGTCGTTGATCAATGAAAACAGTTCCACTTGTTATTAAAAAGTTGAACTCAGGATAAGATTCCAAAGTGTTTATAAAAACATTTTCATCTTCTAATTTAAAAATAGCCATCTTAATACCTCTAGAATAAATAGTATTAGTAGTCTAATCTAACTCTCAAGGTAAATTCTTGTGATGGGGTTTTTTTCAAAGGTTCTGACAATTTTGCAACAGCCATCAACTCATTCGCAGCTGAATAAAGTCCTATTGTTGTTATGTAAGAAATAGGATCTTCTGAGGCTTTTGTTTTAATTCTTATCTTTGAGTTATTTAAATAAGTTGGATTTGCTGAATAATTAAATTCATCATGGTTAACACGACAAAAGTAAATAGAAGAGTTGAGTTCTGTTGTGTTATTGAATGAAAGATTGTACAATCTTGTTCTAAAGTTATCAACAGCTCCTGTGATTAGGGAACCTGTTAAAACAGCGTCTACATCTTCTGCTGTGCTTGAAGGCCCTTTCATTAAAACATGTCCAAAGCCATTATTGAGTAATCCACCCAAGGCAGCATCTCTAAAAATAGAAGCTGTGAGAACAGCTATTCCTGCTTGGTAATATAGCAATCCAGCTGGGTATCTTCTATTGGCTTTTAGAATGTTGTTATGTGTAGAAGCGGTTACATACAAGACACCATACTCTCCGGCTGGGGAATTGACAAAATATCCATCAGATCCACTAAAGTCTGTAATTAAAATTCTATTTGCAAATACGGTACCGTCTTCTGCATAAGCAGGCTTAACACCAAGTTCTAAATTAAAAGAACCTTTCTTTATTTCATCTTTCACTAGTAACCTAGACAAAGGCATAATAAAAACGTCTTTAAGTTTACTACCACCAGCAAGTATGTTTCCATCTTCGTCAAAATCTAATACAGATCCTGTGACATCATATCCAACAAGAACTTGTGCCATTTGTCCGTAAATGTTTTTCTTCTTTTTATATTGTGTATAAGTTGTGTTATATAATCCAGATGAAGCAGCAATACCAACAGTTAAATCAAAAATGTGGTTTGCTGAAGAAGATAGGTATGGATAGTCGTAAACAGTTTCAAACATACCATGAGAATGAAACTTGACGTTATTATCTGAATAAGTACCAGATACTATAGTCCCTGTTAAAGGAATTGCTTCGTGTAAAAGCGTTCGTGTCGACACTATGTCGTTACCACCTAAATTTTTATATGAGCCATTTGCCATTTTTTATCTCTCTTTTTTATGATTTATATTTAACAAAACGAACAGGCAAGTCTACTGTATAACCTGTTGTTATTCCTGTAACCCTTACAATACTATCAATGTGATATACCTCAGATGAACCATTACCCCTATTGTCTAGTCTTGAAGTGCTTCCAAGTTCTGTAAATAAGTAGTTACTGGTATTTAAATCCAAAGATGCTCTAATTTTAAACTCTAAAATAGTTCCTCTAGGTCCGGCAATTACTTGACCAGATCCACTAGAACTAGCTGCATCAGTAGTATTAGAGTTGAGACTAAACATTGTGCTTTGTACATCAGTAATAGTATAGAAAGCAATGTCGTCATCATCAACATAGTCAAAGGAAATGGCTGATCCGTTTTTATCAGCAATAGATCCAAATCTGTTGTCAATTTGTATTGTATAACCGCTTTCAAACATGTCTTCAGGCAATCTAGTCGCATAACTTAGAGCAGTAGTATCTAAGCCCTGATCAAGTCTTATCATTCCACCATCAGATAATGATGCTCCAAAAAGAATACCATTAACTAAATTACCATTGGTAAAACCAATACCTACTTGTGTAGCATCTAAAGAATTATCATCTTCTGTTATTCTATCAACAGCAACAATAAAAGAGCCACTAGAGTGCATCTTTGTTGAATTGGAGCTTTCGTTTAACTTAATAACAGGTAGGTACAATAACCCCAAGTCATCATATGTCACTAGCTTAGATTTCATAGAAATAGCATTGTCTGTGAAGGCTTCTAAAATTGGTGTTTGTAAAATCTCCAAATCATAATAAGCAGATCCATTTGCATTTGAGCTATCATATAAAGAGTAGTCTATTTCTTCATCTCCAAGTGCGAATTTTACTATCCTAAAAGTTCCATCACCTCTAGATAAAACTTTTCTGCCGTGGTCAGTTAAAACAGCGTCTAAGATTATATCACCCGAATTATCTAAAAAACCCATTTTTTATCTCCTAATTTGTAAATAACTAGTTAATTACATTAATTTTTCTTTAAAAGAAATCTTACATTTAAATCTAATTTCCTGCCTGTATCGTTAGATACAATTCTTATTTTAAATTTTTCACCTGTTTCTTTTATGGTTCCGTTCTCATTGATAACTGTCCAAATTTTATTTCCAACAGTATCTAGACCAAGAGTCGGTAATTCTTGATTTAAATAAGGAAACAATCCAGCAACATCAGAAACATCTCCAGTAAAAAGAGGTTGTGACAAATTTGGATTTTTATATTCCTCGGGTGTGTCATCAAAAAATATTACCTCGTCTTGATTGTATTCATCCTTATAGAAGCCAGTTGTGACATAAACACCATTATCATCTTTAAAACCAACAGTTGAGTACATTTTATCTTCAATAATCACGGTGATAGGTTCTTTTGTGTTAATTGTTGTTTCTAGCAAATTACTTGAATCGAAAGTAGTTTGATTACTTGAAGGTATTATTTGTAACATTCTCATCATTGATTTGAAAGGTTTATATTTATCTTTAGCCAAGTTTGCAAAATTAACAATCTTCATGTTTAAAAAAACTTCATCAGCATCTTCAAACAACTCTACCTCATAAATGTCTGTTGGGTTGGATGGGTACTCATAAAAATTAATCGCCCTAAAGACATAGTAATATTTTTTAAAAGGAATTAGCTCATCTATATGAACCAATTGAGTTCCAACAAATGAAGTTTTAACAACAGGAGAAACATTGATATCTTGATAGTTTCCTTGAGGTTGTGAAGACATTTTATAAATTTCAAATTTTCCTTTTTGACTTTCATAAACAAAAGAAGGTTTGCTTTTCATAATGTCAAAACTGTTTTTTCTACTTAGCCACTCATCTTTTGTTTCATTATTAGTAGAACCATCTGCATTCATTTGAACAAAATCTTGAAATCCATTGTAATAGTACTTTCCATTTTCTGAATTTTTGTTTAAATTTAATAAAATTTTTATTTTATATTTGTTTAAATCATCCTTATAGGTTTCAAAACTAACATCTGGAACTGGTAAACTAGGTTGTGTAATTTTTAGCGTTTGTATAAAGATAGGCTCAGTGCTCTTAGAAATAAAAACTGAAAAGTTTTTACTAATGATTCTCCAACTGTAAATTTTATAAGTATATTGTTTTTCTACTTTTACTTGTGTATCATAAAAAGACCAGCTTGATGCCTCATCTGTTAAAAAAGAAGTATAAAATGTTTGTATTACATTATCATTCTGATCGCATTTTAAAATTTCAAAAAACAAATCTTCGTCTTTTTCTGTATTGAATAGTGGGCTATTATTAGCATCAGCAATTATTGTATAAAGATCGTCTCCATCCCATAAGTCATCACCATTCACACCTTCAGGTCTATCTTGTATTGATAAAGGACAACAAGAGTTTATGGGATTATCATAAGCATCATCAAAAGTTTCATAAAACAAATCATCACTTGTTATTCTATTAAATGCAATGCTTTCTGATTCTACACCACTTGGCAAACCATCGAATTTTTGGTTAATTTTATCGTATTTTTCAATAATACTTTTTACAAAAAAAGGAAACACACCCCTATTCTCAGGTCTTCCAAAATTATTTATTAGTTTTTTTAAATAACCTTGACTAAGAGGTTTAACAGTACTATTGAGTGTTATTTTAACTGCTTGAGGGTGATAACCAGAAATTTCATCTGTTCCTTTCCCACCCCTAAAATACTTTTCTTGGGACATAACCGAATCATCAAAGTAAAAAATTGATTGCATTCTTGATTGTCCATCTTCGGGTCGACTCACATAAGAGTTGTTTATAAAACTTGGTCTTTTTGATTTATCATCAGACTCTGGTGCGAACTCTTGTGTAAAGTTTTCAATTGTATCTGGAAACGCCTCTGCGCTTGATTCTGTGGAATCAGGATCTTCTCGTGATGCTCTGTCATATTCAACATAACCATTGACCATGTTTAATTCATTTCTTTGATTATATTCATCAGCTATGTAGTTAAAAAATGGATTTATTGAAACTGTGTATTTATATTCATCTGAGCCCTCAGTTCCCACTAGAACTGCTTTATCCCAAATGTTATGAAGTTTGGTTGACATTAATATCCTCCCCCTCTGCTAGGCCCTCGACCTCTTGAAGGACCTCTTGAGGGTCCTCTTCTAGGTCCTTGACCTCTTGAAGGTCCTCTTCTACCCCTGTTTCTAGAGGATCTTTCTCTATTATCAGAAGGTCTATTTGTACTTCTAGCATTACTAGGAGGTGGTCTTGATGGTGGTGGAACAGATGTTGTAGTAGCTTGTTCAATCTCATTATCTTGTTTCTTGTTTTGTATTTTTGAAAAGAATGTTGATTTAATGCTGCTAACTTTTTTTGGTTTTAGTTTAGAAATATAAGCATTTTTATCTTTAATTGATTTTGGTGGCTTTGTTTTATTTAACATAACTTCTAAATTATTTTCAATTCTTCTATTTCTTCTATTTCTAGGATTCTTTCGTCTTCTTCTGTTTATTCTTCTGGCTCGCTTTTTTGCTACAGATGATCTACGACTCGTTGGTCTTTTTGATAATGCTTTTAAAACCATAGGTTGTCTATAACTATTTTCTACAAAAAACAAATTTTTAGCAAATTCGTATTCATAAAAATCTTGTATGTTATAGAGACGATAAAAAGAATTAAATGCTTGCATGTTCATAGGATTCGAATCAACTCTGTTACTAGAAGTTCGGTTATAATTATTAGGATAAATTACAAAATAAGAGTTGACAACGCCATAATCTTCAAATTGATTAGATGGCGAGTTGAAACTTGGATCATAATGTTCAAACATTCTACACACTATAGGGCTAGTTAGTTCTGCTAAAACATCAGTTGTTAAATCTTGATATTGTACATTACCAATGCCTTGCTCTGTGTCTATTGTATAATATTTTACTCGTTGTAAATTAAAAAACATTGCATCTTTAGTATATTGTTTTTCATAAAAAAACTCTTGGAGTTCTCCAACAATAGGCAATGCAACATCAGGGTTTAATAGAAAAACATGTTGAATTGGTAACTCACTAAACTCTGATTCTGTTTTACTTTGTAAAACTGCACTGTTTCTATTTAGAATAGAAAATCTGTTGGAACCTCTAGATGCCACTAGTGCTTTTCTCATTGCCTTGGCGATAGGTACTGGTCTACTATCTTTATCTAAAGCTTTTTCTTCAGGTTCATCAAATATGTTTGTGTTCTCACCTAGCAAGTTATCTTCAAAATTATATTCTTCCCTAAATCTTTCAGCCCTAATGTTTTCTCCAAATAACGCACTAAGTTCACTTTCTCCTAGCAAAAGAGAATCAGCAAATTTTCCTAGAGCTTCTTCGTTAATTTGTGATAAATTTTTTAAAATAAACTTGTCTCTTCCTTTTGTTATTTCGCTTGGGCTTAATGTTGCATGTTCTACAAACCTAGTATCATCATTCGTGTTTAAAAAGTTTTCATTAGAAAATCTTCTTTTTTCATTTTCTAAAATTCTAACAAACTGTGAAACGTTAAAAAAATTAGTATACATTTCGGCGCGATTGTTACTTTTTAAATAATTTTTAAATTTTTTATTAATTTTTAAATTAACTCTATATCTTTTTCTAGATGATGGAAAACTAATTCTTGTTCTGTTTGTGTTTCTTCCATAAGAATAACTTCCTCTACCTGTAGAAAGACCATACATTCTTGACATTTTTTTAATTATTTTCATACATAAAAACAATAAACCGTTTAAAGATTCAAACGTACAAGTCTTGGGAGATCCCATCGCACTAAGGTTTCTTATTATTTCAACCTCATTGGCTGAGTCTTTTCCACAAACTACATGAATTCCTTCTATTAAAGTTTTAATACAAGTTGACCATGGTGCTATTTTTGTTCGCTTGTCAAAACTAGATACTATTTTATCTCTATTATAGGTTCTTGTAGTTCTATCAAAATACTGATCGCTTAAAATAATAGAACTTATTTTTTTTAAATAAGCGGCGGTTTGAGCTTTCATTCTAGTAACCAAATCATTTAAATATCTTTTTATGGGGTTATCTGTTTGCACTCTAATTTCCAAATCTCTCATTCTTCTATTTTCAAAAACACAATCAGCAGAATAAATAAATCTTTCGTTTGACATTTTTATGTTTTTAATTTTTGCAAATGCTGTTCTGTTGAAGTTAATTTTGTCTCCACTAGACCTAGTATAAATTATTGGTCTTCCGTTTGAAAAGACTTCTAATTTTTTTATTTGTACATCTTGGAATTTATCTAAAATTTCAGGATATATGGAATTTAGTATCAAAGCTTCTTTAGAATTTTGAATTAAAATTTCTCTAGCATTTATTGAAAAAATAGCTCCTATTTTTCCATTTTCTAATTGAGTTGTTTCTAAAGGTGAAAAGATCTTTCTATTATCTTTTGGAATTTGTTTTATTTGTTTTTGATTAAAGAGAAACTTAAACCTATAATCTTTTGTTTTTAAGTTGTAAACATTGGTAGTATCTAAAGCACCATGGCTAATGTTATTAAAATGAAAAGAATTTTCCATGTAACCTCTACGATGCTGATGGACAGCACTTGGCCAAACTTCCTTAGTGTTTTTTTTCAAAAACAATGATGTGTTTAGAGGTATTTCATTATCTTTAAAGACCATTTCAACTATTGTTGGTCCAAATTTTTCTTTTGTATTAGATTGTTTTTTAGAAAGACAAGCAAATACAGCTAAGTGACCTTTTGTTGAAATTTTTTCAATTTTAATAAATTTATTAATTTTTTGCAAAGTGTTTAATTTCAAATATTTACCATGGTCTTCATCATTCAATGTTATTTCTATAAACTGATTATTGGAGTTTTGTAGTAATCTTTGTAGTCTAGGTTTGGTAAAAATTATATTATTTTGTCTCAAATTCTCAGTTGTTGCATGGTCAGTTGAAACAAAAATTTTTATTTGATTAACAGAATTTTTGTTATTAAAATAAGGTCTTCCTGAAAAATTTAAAGAATTAAAGATAGAAAAATTTATTAAAAGATTAACAGTTTCTTTATCTTGTAATCTAAGTGTTTGTGTTCTTGAAGCAGGAAAGACACCTATAGAAGTAATATAGAGGTTTGGTACATTTTCTCTTCCTATAATGTTTAAATCAAAAGCCATTTTTTAGTCCTTATTAACATTGTTCATCTGGGTCTTCACAAGCTTCACCACTTGGTAAAATTGTCTGTACTGCTGATTCTAGATCAACATCAGGACACTTAATTTTTAAATCATCTATCAGTTTGTTTGTTGAATCTAGTTTGCTCAATACTTTACAAATATCTTTTTCTGGTATTTCTTTATCAACTCTTAAGTCAAAATAATATTCCACTGTTGATGCGTCTGGTTCTAGAGTTGTAGAAAAAGGGTTTTCAAATAAAATGTCTTTTTCAATTTTATAAGCTGATACTTCTTCTACCACTTTGTTTAAAAACTTTAATGGTTTATAAGTATTTGTAAACCCACTTTCATTTTTATCATATTTAAAAACTTGTATTTGAAATGAATCTTTTTTTATAAACCCATTTTCTTCTAAAATTAAAGATAAAATTTGATCTTCGGTTATGTTTAGATAAGTATCATCTCCATAAACTATTATAGGTTCTAAGTTTGGACTGTAATTAGCAGTTTCAACATCTTGGTCGTAAGACTCTCCAACAATTTTTACTTGAGTTTCCCATTCTATATCAATTTCTAATTGCGGAATGTGTATAACAGATGCTGATGGTGATGGAGCATACAAATTATTAGATGGAATAGATGAAGTATAGTTTGTAGAAATTTCTGGTTTTATTTCAGCAGCAAACATTTTCAAGTCCCAACTTGGTGAATGCGATGATCCCACTTTTGATGACCCTAGAGTGTTTTGCAAAAACTTAGTATTCATGTCAGAAACAGGTCTATATTGGGTATCATAAACATTTTTGTAGGTTTCAGTAGTTTCAGCAGTTTCTTCTGTATTGTTTACCAATAAGATTGAAGAGTCGGCTAATTCGGTCTCAACTGATAACATTGTATACTGAGGTTTTAAAGAGGGAGTGTTGTTTATTATTCTATCTTTTATTTCAGAATTATACTCATCGTCTAAGTCTCCGACAGTTTGCTGTTTTATGTTGTAGACAACATCATCATCTAAAAAAGAATAAAATTTAGGCATTAACTTGCCTCTGGACAGTAAATGTCTTCCATAGGGTGTAAGTTTTATATCTAAAACATCTTCTTTTTTATCAAAATAGCTCATTACGATTTAACAATTGGTGGTGTAGGAAACAGGATAGTGTCATTTAGTCGTTGACTTTCGCCACTGTCTACGTTTCCAAATTCCACTTCTGCGTCTATTTTAATTAGTTCTATAAGAGAAAAGAAATCATAAGGCCAATTGTAAGCTAATTTTTGTTTTCGACCCGTGGCAGTAGCAACAATCTCATCACTAGAAACGTCCGCACCAGACTCATTTCTTTCAAACATTTTTTCAAAATAATTGTTTCTAGCTCTCTTTTTAACCTTAAATACCATCCATTGTAAATCTGTATTAATGTCAGATAGTCTTGTTATTTTTTGTAAATCACCTTGATTATTCAAGATAGCTCCTCTTCCAAAAAATTCTTGAGAGAACAAATCGTGTGAAAATGTAGATGTAACGACCTCTTGCTTGTTACCAATTGAAGGTGGTAAGTTTTGCCAGATATCTGCAAGGTCTTGTTTTGACAATTTATGAGAAAACTCAAATACATACATAACAACAGGATCTACATCTTTAAAAGAGACAAAATCAAATTGTGGAGGGAAAACATATTTTCTTAATTGTTTAACTAAGTCTGAAATTGTATCGCCTACTTTACTTTCTTGATTATTTAAAGCTGCTTCTACATCTTTTTTGTTAATTTTAAAAAATCTATTTTTACTACGGTCGGCTACAAAAGGAATCGCAACAACAGCTTCTTCAATTATTTTAGATTCTTTTATCTCTCCAACTCTAACTGGATCAGTAGAAAAACCACATAGATTCAATAATGATCCTGTTGCATCAAAATCTCTATTAAGAGCACCTTCAGTCCAATTTCTTGGTACTTCTTCTACTTGTATGAAGATACCTTCATCTGTACTTTGAGGAAGTCTACCGTATTGATGCCACATACCAATTGGAACAGAACTTGTTGCAATGTTTGGCATGGTTATTGTATCATGTGAATGATGATTAAAATTCAATGTTGGGCATTCAAATTTTGACTGCATTATCCATCTATATTTGTTTTCAAATTGGGTGTCAACTGTAACATTGCGAGCATTCGTTATGTCTTGTCTTAGAACACCTTTTGAGAATATATTCATAGATGAAGCAATTTGCATAGCCATGTCATTATTTACAACAGTAGAGACATCAAACGGCTCAACACCGCTTATAATTCCTCCGACAGTTCTAGTACTATTTGCTCCGTCAACACCTGTTGCTGCGTCTACTAGAGGACCAAAATCGTGAGTAAATCTAGCTGACTCGTCAGCTTCCATTACAACAAGAAAGTCTGGTGATACAGTTGTACTATCAACAGTGGCAGAATATCCATCAACACTATTTAAAAGAGTTGCTAAGTTAGTTGCAAATAGTTCTTTAGTCAAGGTAGATGTCAAGCCAACATAAGCTTGCCCTGAAGTGAAAGTGGCTTGAGAAGTTATGGTATTAGAGCCGGTAACTCCTAGGAACAAAGATCCATTAGATGCCGTTATTCCTATTGTTTGTCCATTAGTTATGACACCATCAATTTTAATTTTTAATTGCGCTTTGGTACTACTTGAAACAACAAACTGACTTGATCCTGAATTATAATATCTACAAAATTCAACAGAAGAATTGTTTATAATTTCTGGTAGTGTATATTTTTTGGTTCCCTCGGGTGGAACAAAGGTGATGTCAGCCCATGCTTCTCCATGATAATAGGGAGGAGTAAATGGGTAATTGAACCCATTATTAGCACCAGAAGATGTAACATCAGTATAGGTTGAGCCGGTTTTATAAGAAAAATCCACAGAATTTTCTTTTTTAAAGACATTCCAGTTTTTAGTTTTAAAAAATGAACTGGAAAAGTGTGTAGGCGGTCCGAACGCAGAGGGTCTGGAATACATGGTAAATCCTTCACCCATGTTTCCTGTATCTTGTGGTACACCAAACTTTATACCATTATTAGCTTCTTGTGGTGATTTACTACCTGTAATTGTTCTATACATTTTTAGTCGTAACGAATATACTTTATCACCTTCAGCGTTTCCAAAGTTTGGATCACCTTGTGGTAGGGAAGTTATTGTAGTGTAGTTTTCATTTTCTAAAAAGAAATCTCCAACCTCAGCTAGAAAATTATTCATCTGTAATTTATAGTTATTATCACCTTGTCCATTCCATAAAACTTCTGTTTGTGTATTGCCTAAGGAATCTGGTTCATTTGAAAATAATGAAATATTTGCCAAGTGTTTTTCTGGTTCTACTAAAGCCTCAAATGGTATTCTTTGGTCAAATCGATCGTTTATATAAAATTCAATGTTATCATCTGTAGCGGTTGTCATGGAAGAAGTAATTACTGGATAGTCACAAGCTATACCTGATTTTATTGTATTAAACAGAACGCCTGGTCCAAATAAAGGATTTAGTAAATACTGTGTTGGATAGTTGTTGCCTATAACGTATTGTCCCAAATAATCACCAGAACTCGTTATAGTTAGGTTAGAACCATAAGATGAATAAAATTGTTTAGCTATTTGAACTGTTCTTTGAGCAGGATAAAAACCGTCATAAGGTAAAAACTTTTTTATCGCTTTGCAGCTTAAAGTTATTCTATAAGGATCAAAAAGTTTACTATGGTCTCTTTTCACTACATCAAACATTTTTAAAAACTCAGTATTAGAATAAGTTTTATAAAAATTATCCTGAGAGCTGTTCTTAAGAGTCTCTAACCCTCCAGATAACTCAATAAAATTGTTCTTAGCATCTAACGGACCGTGAGACAAAAAGAAATCTAAGTGGTCGTTAATCCTAAATTCTGGAACGATGGAATAGTCTTTACCTACTCCTCTAACTTCTTCCATAAATTCACCATAAGTGTCATAGAAAGGTTTTTTAGAACTACTAACAAAGTTTCCATTTTCATCAAAAAACCCAGCTTGATCGCCTGCTTCCCATTTAGCTGTTCCAAGAAACTTGTGTCTACTTATTAAAGGATAAATTGTTCCACCAGACAAATTAGTAAAAAATGGATTAACTACAGTTGCAGCACCAGTTAAAGAATGTCTTCTAGAATAGAAACAAGATGCAGAAAACTGAGCATCGACAATTGTTGTTTTTGAAAAAGATCTTGCAAATTGAGAATATGAGTTTTGTAATATACCAGCTCCCTTGAAAGAATTAAAACCAGTTGATCCTCCAATAGGAGAAGCTGCCGCGTCTGGAGACGTAAAATTTTCTATTGTCTTAGGGGCAGCATCTACACTTTTACTTAAAGTTACCACATAAGTATTGAAATTTGAACCAGGTAAAATACTAAAATTTGCATACGAACCATTATCTAATCTTAAGCTTTCAGGTACACTATCTACATAGCCATAAATGTTGGCAAAACCTGTTGTATAGTCACCAGAAGAAGAGTAATCGTAATGAGTTCCATATTGCATGTTAGAAGAAGAAACACCAAATTTCACCGCGTTCTCGCCAAAATCTTCATTTAAGTGTGTTTTTTCAAAATCATACCACAAAATTGGTCCACTTAACTCAGTTAAGCTTTCGCAAACATTAGAATAGTTTTCAAATCTTAGACCAGTATTTCCATCAGTTTTAGATTCAGTTCCAGTTACGCCTCCACAAAATCTTTTAACTTTATTATTCATTTGCGTTGTTGACAAACTATTGTGATCAAAACATCCACTTACCACAGCAATGTCTGATATATAAAACTCATTTAAATATTGTTGAGTTAAATTATTACCAGAACTAAACCAAAAAACATCAGTTGGTATAGAGCCTGTGTCTGCTGCTGTCCATGATGATGCTGTGTATGCTTGATGTGCTCCGGGGGCAACGTGTCCAGGGCCATTAAAAAATCCCCACTGATCGTTTACAGCACTAGCGGACATAAATTCTCCATTTATAGCTAATTGAACTGCTCCAGATGGATTTAAAGTAGCTGCTATCATAGATTGACTTAAAGATAAATAGAAATGCTGTTGTCTTCCCAAAATTGGTTGTAAATAATAAGTACCACTACTTTGAGCCCCCACTGGATTATTATCCGTAAAAACATCATCAAAAAAGAATTCAACTGCTCCACTTCTAGGAACATTTCCATAGTGTACTGTTCCGTCGTTTTTAAACCATTTGGTACCAAGTCTAACCACTAATCTGGGTCTTCCAATGGTAGTGTAGCCAGAGTCAGAAAGCTTAACAGATGATGTGGTATAATATACCTGCCTCCTCAATGCCTTAATGGTGGACAGATTCCCAGAGTAACTAATAGTATCTTCAGATCTTATCCCTGAAAAATCCACGGACGAAGAAATGTCAAAAAATAGTGTGTGATAAGCATCTGTAGGATAGTTGGCTAAAGAATTCCAGTAGGTTAATCCACAATCCACAGAACATGAAAACCAATGTTGTCTGTATGTTTCAGTTAGTCCTGTTGGGGCTGCTGTGTCTCTCCAAATGTTTTGAATTGTTGTAAATCTTCTTGCGTAGTTTGGTGATGGAAGATCTCCGAGATCGCTAAGATACAAGCCTTTCCTAGTTATTTTGGTTTCAGTAACTTCAACAGAGTCATATGAATATGTCTCTAGAAATGCTCCTTTTATCGCATCCCAATAGGCCTGAGCTCCTACTAATAAATGACTACCATGGGAACTGAGGATAATGTTACCAATGCTACCTCTCTCAGCAAAATCTACAAAGTTTGTGTCATAGCCTAAGTCTCCTATTTCTGTAACATTTCCTGCGCCATCTCTATAAGATAAGTAAATACCAGAAGCAGGATAAAAAGGAAAATGAAAACCAAAAGCATCAGCTTTCGTAGTAGATGCTGTTGCAAATGATGGTCCATAAATTTTAAAAGAACCAGGATTTCCTTGCAAACCTTGATTTTGGAAATCTTTATCTGTATCTAAAACCCACATAGACTGTGATGGAATCAAATGTCCAAATCCATTGTTTTGATTTAACTCTACTCTTTCATTTCTATCATCTTTCCAATAACCAGAAATAAAATTTGGTCTTTGTCTAACATAATTTTTTGTGGCATATAAAGAAGTTGGAAAAATTGTTTGACATAATTTAACACTATCAATACTTTCTATAATTGAATTAGTTGGGTCTATAGCAGTGTAGAACCTTTTAATATCACTATAATTTTTGTGATTATTTCTCTCTATACCTAATTCTCTATTTAAAAAGTTATTGTGGAAATACTGTATTTGACTTTGAAAAGGAGTGGATAAAACAATTTTATCGTCATATTCTTCTTCTCCATCTTTAATCAATATGTTAACAACAGCTTCGAAAGGTTTGTTTTTAAATGTTATTGGAACTTCATTATAATTTGTTAACTTTCCATATTTGTCAAAATGTGTTGATAAAATTCTTTCATTTCTAATCGTTCTTCTTGCTTGTCCAGTTTCTGAAACGTGAGAGAAAATACTGTTTTTATTATGAAATCTTGTAATTGGATTTTGATGTGTTCTTATTTGCTTAAATGTTGAATAGCCATAAAGACCGTTTCTGTGTATGTTTAAAGCTGAAAAATAATCATTGCTCGATATGGTTGCAATTTTTTTGTTTCTTTTTTCAACTAATTTATTTGTTTTTATTATAGATGGTGGAAGTCGTGTACCTTCAGTTACTACAGAAACATTTCCAACGATTGCTTTTATTTCTGTCTGCTCTGGCAAATCTTCTCCATCTGATATAAAAGACAACTCTTTTTCTGTTCCTAAAAGAAAATATAAAAAAATGTTTGAAGAAACTGAAGTATTTCTAACATCATTAATAAATCCATTTGAATAAATCTCTTGAACCTCTTCGTATGAAAGTTTTTTACTAATAAAACACAAGTTTGATAACAATCCATGAAAGCCATTATATCCAGTAGGAATTGTTCCTATATTGATACTATCTTGTATTTGTCTAACATTTCCAGTATTTGGATCACTATCTGTTGAAAAGGTTGTTACTCTTTCTACTCCGTTTATATACAACAGAGCAGTATTTCCTTCAAAATTTCCATCCCAAGTAAAAAGAAAGTGCGAGAACTCTCTAATTTCTGCCTGTGAGAATTGAAATTTATAGTCTTTGGTGTTTCCACTATGGTCAGTAACATTGACAGTAAACCTAGGAGTACTCAACGATGGGTATAAACTAACACGTATTGATAGCGATCCTGATGATGAGCACTGAAAAACGTTATTGAGTCCTACCGCGGAAGGATCGGTTAATTTTGCCCAAAACGAGAAACTTATACCACCAGTTGTTGGAAATAAATCGGTTGGGATTGTACCTTTCAAAGTAGTTCCACTTGATCCACCAGAGTCTATGAACGGAAATTGTATCATTCTAGTACTATTTTCGCCAATCGTATTGGTATCTGTATCTATCTTTTCATTTACCAGTGTGTTGAGACCTACAAGGTCTAAGTATATTGACATTTTATTCTCCGTATGTAGCGTATATTTCTGATGATGAAGGGAAGGTAATTGCTGATTCTATTTTATCATTGATTTTATTTAGCCCATCTTTTGGCCAATAACCAAACATCTTTTGTACCCCACTTCTTACACTATAATTATTTCCAAGCGAAGAAGTTACCCAACTATAATTGTAATCAGAAGCAGGCAAAACAGAATTGTAATTATAATTATTGTTCTTTTCTCCTATTATAGAACCCGGTTGGTGTCTTGGTAGCTCAGCTGTCACCAACTGAAGTCTTTGAGGTTGAGTAGATCCTGTTATGTCATAGATGCTGTCTCGAGCAGAAATCCGAGCTCTGTTGGCATAATCTGCATCAACATTCCATACTTTTGCATATTCTACTTCTTTTCCTGCTCCGAAACTATAACCCTGTATAGACCCAGTTTTATAAAAATTACCGGGACTATCAAAATTACTCACAAATGTTCCTGGGTTTAATGGGTTTGGTTCTTTATATATGTTTTCACCCAATGTAAAATACGCTTGAATTTTATAGGACTCATTAATTGAAAGTACATCAGCATTTGGATTTTTATATAAATACTCTATTGTTGAAGGTTCAGGCAAGTCCCACCAAATAAGAGTATCCGCTATCATGCCTGAAAATTCAGACTCAGTTGTATCAGCGTCTGCATCTGAAATACCAGATAAATTTCCTCCCCAAGTGGCGTAACTAATATTAGGATAGCTTCCACCCCCAGTATAGCCACCATTATCTGTAAATTTTCCATTTTCAGTGCTCGAATCGTATCGCCAAGTGTATGGCTTTACTACATCTTTACTACTTACTCCATTTATGTAAATTATCGGCTCAGCATTAAGTTCTTTTCTGTAAAAGAATGCAATGTGATACCATTTGTTAAACTGTATTGGGGCATCTCCTTGTGGTATCGCATCTGGATCATTTGCACCTAAAAAGTTTTTTAAATTTATGTTCATTACATCGATGTCTCTTCTATTGACTTGTATACCCATCGAATAACCAACCTTCGGGTAAGTTGTTCTTTGAATATAAAGACCTGTGGTGACCATCGAGTTATTAACACCGAAATAAAATGGATAAATTTCGTGTGTGCTGGTAGTATAGCTTTGTAATTTATCAAAGTTAACCCAATACGAAAATCCAACCCAACCTTCATTTCTTGCTTTCGTGGTTTTCCTCACAGCATCTATGTTTCCCCAATAATCATTGTAGGTCGAGACTTGTATAGCTGAATAAGTCTCAGCTGGATCTGTGGGATGAAATCTAAAAACTTTTCTTTGAAAAGTATCATTATCTGTTGTAGCTATTGGGCGAACTAAAGTGTTTCTTGGAATTTTATGAAAAGAGGCACTATAAGCGTAATCTGATTGATCTGGTAATCCATAAACGCCATCAGTACCAGAACGACCCATAGGACGTTGATAAAGAGCTCTCAGACCATCTCTAGTGTTAATCTGGCTGTTCGCTCTTATCGTTCCAGATTCACCGCTTCCTGAGCCTCTAATAGATAAGTTTCTATAGTTTAAAGAGTTGTGAACAGAATATTCTCTTGCATATGCATCTAAGTATCCGTAAGATTGAACTTCAGGACCACCAGGTGCGGAAAATCTTGAAGCTATTACTGTTTTGTTTCTTTGAGATCCTGTTAAGAAGTCTGACTCTCTTTGAACTAAATTTAAAGGCCCTTCGATAGCAGTGGTATTAGACAATACCGTAAACGATGGATTAACATGATTACTGGCTGAAATTGAAATTCTGGCTGTTGTTGAGTGATAATCTTTTCTGGGTTTTATTGTAAAAATTGCTCTTTCAGATCCAGAAACATAAGGAAATTCAAAATCTTTAAATTGATGTTCTAATTTTCTTTGGGCTTGGTCCCAAATTTCTGTGTTTGTTAGATAGCCTAAGCCTTTCGTAAAGTAGAACCTATGGTCTTGGTCGTAAGGAATGCGTAATGTATTGTTGTGTGTTCCAAAACTAGAGGAAAGAAATTTATCTCTATTATTATGGTGATTATGAAGTCCTCCTGATACCTCATAACCATAATGATAAGTATCCCAATATGATTCGTCTCCATACTTCCACCAACTAAGAATGGTTGATGCCTTAGAATGTGTGGAAGGATCTTTCCAATTACCATTATTATATAATTCAGCTATTTCACCAGAACCAGTTAACAAAGTTTTCCAAATTACAATGTCTTGGAGTGTTATTTTATCGTCATTGCGTATAATGAACTCATTGATTTGAGGAGTAGTCCCACCTACAGGACTGTAGGTAGTACCAGATGATGTCACAGGGTGTCCATTTTGATATAATCTAGGTACCTTAGTGGCACTAGATAGGTCATCTACTTCAAAAACGGCTACATAGTGTACCCATTGACTACCAGATACAGATCCATTATTTGTATCAAAAATTGTTTCATCTTTTGCATTTGCACTATTTTCAAAATAGATTTGTATGTCATTATCCAAGAAAATTTGATGCCTCCATGTATCTCCATCATCTTTAAATCCTATGTGAGCAGTGTTGGATAATTCATTCACGGGAGTTTTCATCCACCAAGAAATTGAAAAGTTGTCTGTATTTAGGCCAGAAAGAGAACCTGTTGCGTCAGCTGTGAACGTGTTAGGACTTCTGAAAGTTTTTCTATATGTATAAAGGTTGAACAACTTGTTGAAATCTTGAGTTTTTGGATTTCCATCGGTATCAAGCCAAAGTGTTTTCTGGTATCCTCCTACTTGATCAGCCAAAGGATGTACCACTTGACCAAAAACATTTCCAACTGATAATGTTAGATTTAAATAATGATTATCTGTTAGGGAAGAGGCAGTTGCAATCGTAAAGCGAGGATAGCTTATTCTTTTAGGCATTGCTCTACTAGTTATACCGCTACCAAAATAATTTCCAAAATCAGAGGTATTTGATCCTATAAGAGTTAAAGGATGGGTTGTCACCGGTAACGTTGTAGAAATATCTGTTGGTAAAAAGTTACCGCTTATCTGATAATTTGCATCTGAAGCGGCTTTTTTCAATCTATTGTTATTCTCTAGTCTACCAACTGTATTGAAATATTCATACTTCTCTTTGTAGTTACCTTGAACTCTTTCTGAACCACTTATGTTTTGTATGTTATATGGGCGCTTAGCTCTAAATCCTCTATAATAGATTGCCCATTGTCTTGAAGGATCAGGATAGGGTCCACCATAGTCAGGACCAACAAGACCTAAAGCACCATCTTTTACTGATTCGTCAGGGTGCTCACCAAACAAAATTCTATAAGCTTCAGGTCTAGAATATTGGTCATCTAAATTATTTAAAGTCGCTGCTCCACCTTCTGTTTTCAAATTAGTGTCATGTCTATTAACTGGTACGTGTCTAGACTGATGTCCACCAACCCAAGTTTCAGCAAAGGGTCCTTGCAATGGAATGTCATTTTGCAAATAAGTTGTGTCTGAATGCAAGTTGGTTAAGACAACGGAAGCTGAGTAGTTATCAAAAACTTTCTTGTTGGCTCCTCTCGGTTCAGAACCAGAGATTAAATTAAACGGAGCTGCGTAGTGGCCCTTAACTTTGTAAATGTAATCCAAAGAAGCTGTGGATGGAGCATTACCATCATTTGAAGAGTCTTTACCAACTGTTATAACAAAATTATACTCATCAACTTGATTAGGATCTAAGACATCGTTTGAGATGTTTGTGTTAACTATGCCCTGTCCTGGACCAACACCAACAACAGCGACATTGACTGGTACGCCTAAATTTGTTTTAGACCCATGAGGTCTAAGAACATCATAAACAAAATCTCTATTTTTATTTTGATTGTAGTTTATACCTGAATGTATTGTACTTTGTACATCAAAAGACAGTTTATAAGGTCTAGAAAATCTTCTTAAAGTGTAAGTAGGTTTAAGATAAATTCCACCATCATTGTTTAGTAGATATTTGTTGTAAGTTACGGTTTCAGTGGTAACGACTTCTTGAACTGTTTGGATTTCACTAGCCAAAGGACCAAGTCTCTCCGACCTTTCTTTTTGCCATAAAGAGTGATCGTTTTCTGATCCGTTTTTATATTCCGGAGAGTGACCAACTTTCCAGTTGTAAGTTAAGGGACCAATGCTTTGAATTGTACCAACAGTGGCTTGAACCTTATTAACAGTAGGAAATTTTCTATCATACTTTGGTCTTTCAAAAATGTGACTCTCAACAACATTAGAGACATTTTTTGTAAAAGTTACTGATGCTGGTTTCAGTTGTTCAATAAAGAAAGACAAAGACGAGTCTATCCACTTAAAGTAATCTGTGTATCTGTCTAAATCTGGATTGCCTGTAACTCTTTCAAAAAATAAACCTCGAGCAGTTCTTAATTTTTTGTATTCCATTCTATAATAGTCAACAGGTTTGGCAAACAGATTAGCTAACTCTTTCATCGAAGAAAAGGTTCTTAACATTTCATCTGAAATTGATTGGTACATACTTTTTTCTAGAGCAAAGATGTTGTCTGTTGTGTCCTCATCTTCTAGAAAATATTCCATCTCATTATCAAAGATAGAAATCCTATCGTTTGTAAAGGAAATTTCGGGTAGTTCTTTTCTTCTAGAGTAAATAAAATCTAGCTTTACAGGATTTGTGTCATTGCTTGGAAAACCCAAGGCTCTACCTAGATTCTCTCTTTCTATTATGTTTGAAACCCATCCATATTTATTACCAACAACTTTAACTGTTTTTCTACCACCTGTTAAACCAGAAAAAACAATAGTATCGCTTGGTAAAGAACCAGGTGTAATTGCAATATTTCCCTGTGAGCCTTTTTTAATATGAATTAAATCTATAAAATTTTTATTAGGTGGATTTCTTTGTAAAACTTTTATTGTATTTGTACCATTAGTTCCATGCCCATTAGAGCTTTCTATAGCAATGGCGATTTGTGAAGCAATTAGAACAGCTTGAGTTATACCATTAATTTGTACAACTACACCATCAGAGGTGACTGTCCCGCTTGCTCCTTTTGTTCCAGTATTATCAAAAAAGTATTCTATTGCATTCCCATCTGAATCAGTTATTGTAAACCCATCGGTAGTTGGGAGACTAGCGTGTTTTGCTAATCCACCACCAACATCTACTACTTCTATTATACCTGTTGCTTTTGAAATTATTTCCACTCCCGCAGAACCACTTGAAAAGTCTTGAACTGTAAACTCTCCCAGAGAGTTAGCTGATGAATTTTTATCAAAATTCCAATGTAGTATTAGTGAATCGTAGCCTGGAATCTCAACGCTACTAGAAATACCATAATTGAAGTTTGTTGTATTTGAATAAATTTTATCATGACCATAATTAAATGCGTCCAAATTGTGTGCTTTAATTGATTCGTTATTAAGCTCATCCATCCAAACTCTTAAAGAATCAACAATCACATCTGTTTCATCAATAACTGAACCTGTGTTGTTTTGTGCGTGTGCACCAAGATAAAAACGCTTTGAATTGCATAAAATTGCTGAGCCTGTTGTAAAGTTTGCACTAGCTGTTATTTCAAACTCGTGCTTTACATTTCCAAATGCATGTGTGACACCATAAAGTCTAGCAGTATATTTTGGTTGTGAACTTTGTAATACTCCAATAGTCGGATAACCTTGAGGTTTAATAGACATTTGAAGGTTCCATCTTTCATCATTATATACATCTTCATAAAGACCAGTCTCAGCGTAAATACTATTGTCATAATTTTTTATAACAAACTTTACATTTGGTGATTCTACATGATCTTTTACAGCAAAAACTTGCAAGTTTGCAACATCGTTTGAATGCCAAGAGTAATCAGAAGAATCATCAGAATTGGCTTGGTGAAAACCAAATAAGGAAGCTGATACGGATTGCAATGTATAAAAACCAGATTTCCCAAATTCTAATTTTCTAGGAAAAATGAAACCACCTTCCATAGAGAAAGCAGAAAATCTTTCATTTTTTATTGTCTCGCCTGAACCGGAAATAAATGTAAAAGAATTGGCACTTGAAGAAGTTTGGATTACTCTTCCATAAGTTCTATTTTTTTTGTTAAAGTTCAAAACTTTTGTTTTTACTGATGAGTCTTTGTATCTATCTTTTAGATAATGAGTACCATAGTCAGTATAAACATTTAATTTTATTAGTTCGTCATCAACCCCATAACATCTTAAAAGGTTTCTAAAAGACTTTTCCGTTCCTTTTGTTTTGTAAATGTATTCTAAATTATTATAAATGTTATTATAAATTAATCTCTTTGTTTTTTCTATGTTTTGTTCAAAATGTTCACCAGTTTTAGATCTATCCCAAAAATATTCTAAAACATCTCCCTCTATAAACGAATTGGGTGTTATCAAACCTTGGTCATTTAACAAGCGATCAACAAAAAAGTAAGGTTCAGCAGAAGCTGTGTAATAATTTTTGTCCTTTAATTTTGGTAGCTCTCCTATTTGCACATAAAGAGTATCAAGATAGGATGAAAGTATTTGATGCAAATATTTTATGTTACTATTTTGCTCATCTTCTTCTCTCAACCATGATGGCACTGCATTATATAAGTTAGAACTATTGCTTTTATCATAAATAGAACCACTTCTAGCCATTTCGGTGACCAAGGACTTTACAGATGGATGATCAGACCTAATGATTGGGTCACCAGGCTCTTTCTGTGTAAATGCTGTGCCTGTCGATCTAGAATAAGTATCATAACCAACCCATCTACCATTCGATACTCTTCCTGAGTAATCTAAAACTACTGAATCGTAGGAAGAAGATCCGACGATACCTTCGTTAAATTTATAATATACACCTAGGTCTGTTCTGAAATCATCAGAATTTGATCCACCACCCACTGGATAATACCAAGTGTTGTAGATATATTCATCTGTTAAGTCTTTTTTCCAATACCTAAAATCATCTAAAGAAGCAGAAAGTTTTCCAGCTCCAAGCATGTTAGCAGCCGCATAAGTACTACCAGACGGACTTGTAGATAAAGCGCCGATGTAGCCGTCTATTTTTCCTGGTATCTCCTCTATGTTGGTTGCTGTGTCAAAAACAGAAGCACTGTTCAACAATCCATTTTGGAAATATCTAACAAAAAGTTTTTGTTGTTTGGATTTAATCGTAACTGTATGGTGTGTCCAAGTATTGTTTGCTAGTGAAGCAGCATTATAGGTAGACAAGCAAATTGGTTGATTAACTATACCTTTTGATCCAGATTGTAGGGTTAAGTACATGACTGAATTTGGTGTTGAATTACTTAATCCACCAGATAGTTCTAAGGTTAATCTTCCATAATTATGGACTATAGCAGTAGAATCAACACCTGCTGGAACCGTATTGCCATTCCACAGATCTAGAATTACTTCTTTGTCTGTTTCAGTGGTACCGAAAGATTGTTTTTTCATCCAAAACTGTATTGTGATACCATTTAAAGGATTTATTCTATAATTTATAGTTCTATTTTTATTTGGATCATAAACAGTACCTTTATCAAAAGCTTTTGATAAGGCAAGTGTGCCAATTCCTTGAGAAGATGTGTGTTGTTCTACAGAAGCTGTGTGTAGTCCACCAGCTGTATAAATGTATTCTTTGGATGAAGGAATACCATATTGGCCGACTGTAGTGCCAGATCCCCATCCATTAGCTGAAAATAAAGCATAACCTGTTGATTTTGGATATTTGTTATCCAATAACCATTGATCTAAGTAGGTTGAGTTGTTTTTAAATTGTAGTTTCTCAGCTTCGGAACCATCGTATGGGTAAGAAGAATAGATTCTTTCTATAGAAGATCTATAATATTCCTCAGCTGAACCGAAGTGGACAAACGATTCTGGGTCGGAAAAATCTAAATTTGGATAAAAAGTTTTGTTTCTTTTTACAACTTCTTTTACCAACTCAGGTGATTCTACACTTTTGGTTAATTCTGTTACTGAGTTTTGTAATACATTTTTTTTATTAAAATAATCTCTAATAGACATCGCTTCTCACTTTAAAGTTGAATTTATAAGATTGCTCGTTCCATGATCCAACCCCATCGTCATAAAATGCAAATTTTATGGTATACATTTGATCTGCTTCAAATAGCGACATGTCTAGATCAAAGTAGTTACCAGAAACGTTATAAGATAACATAGTGTGGTTATCAGATCCGGTTCCAAAAGGTATTACTGGGAAATTATCAGATGCTCTGCATACTTCGTATGAAGCACTAGAAATAGTAGTTGTTTCTGGTGTATTTTTAGCTACTGTATAAATATTTGGTGACCAATTTCTAGGACGAGCATATAGTTTAAATCTAGCAGTTTCGTTTGTTCCATAATACTCTCTTAAATTAGAAATGTTGAGAACATAACGGTCTGATGGGTTGTAAATTCCAGTAGAAAAGGTGTTAACTGTTATCGAACCTGTTCGATATTCAACTCCTCCGGAGTGCCAAACGTCTACAAGCGATGTACTTGTTGTTGATGCGGTAACTTGACATTTATAAATTCCTGTTTTTACATGAGAACCAGTAAAATTGTGACCAACTTTTGAACCACCGGCAGAATCGTATAGAGTAACAAGAATAGGGTTTGTGCCAACAGCAGGTATGTCTCTTAAGCGCCCTCTAATGCTATTGTACAGGTATAAAGTGTTATAGTTATCAGGACCAGGGGCAAGAGAAGAAGACGCGAAAAAATAGGCTCTATCGTCCTTTATTGAGTTGTCCCATCTAGCTTCCAAAACTGGTCTCTTTAATTTGAATTCTGAGCTTCTTGCGAAGAATTTTTTTGTATAATAAGATTTTTTCTCTGCTTCAAAAGCATCTGTTAATCTTATTCCAAAACCATAATTTTCTTTTGTACCAGCTAGCCACTCTTCTACTAAAGGTGTGACATCGACTTCCAGATCTTCGTAACCCTCAACAAAGTTGTAATTAAACTTTGGACCAGAATGGTAAACACCACCAGTAACATTCCATTCACCCATAGAACCTCTACGAACCCAATTAGATCCAGTTAAGCCATAAGTTTTATCTGTATAGTTGACCATGTCTAAGCCATTTCCTTCTTCCCATGATTGAGACACAGCTGAAATGGTCATTGAGTAATTTTCTGGTAATGTGGTTGCATGTCTGGCGTTGTATAACTTAAGATAAAACGAAACAGAACCAGATGCTGGTATAGTTCCAGCTGATCTTTGAGTAGAGATCTCAGTAGTATTAAATTGTATGAGGACTCTGGCCAGTTCTGAAGACAGTCCTGCCGAAGATGAGTTTTGACCATATAGTTGAAAAACTTCAAGTATATCAGCCTCTCCCATGTTTGATCCTGTTGCTCTGTTGGAAGACAATAGAGATTGATCAAAAGCGTTGGAAATTGTATTATCTGCTGTTGCAAAGTATCTTTTTATAGTCATTATGTAGCTCTTCCTGTAATATCGTCATCTGGGTATTTTAATTCAAAAACAACATTTTTTGGTGCTTTATAGTAAGTTGCATCATTGCTTAAAATTTCTGCCATTACAAAAGGTATTGAAGAATAACCAGAGCCATCATTAGATGATTTGTTGTTAACCTTTACCTCAATTACATCTATCACACCTTCTGTTTTTGATAATATGTTATAAATGTCATTTATGTAAAGAGGTTCTCCAATATAAAATATTTCGGTATAATTATCCTTTAGTCTTTGAATTGCATCTGCTAGTACCATAGTTGTATCATATCTATTGTCTGTTTTTACTGCAAAGTCAATAGAAAAATTAATTATTTTAGCATGTTTAATTTTAATTATGTCGTTTATAGAACTGTATTGTTCTAGCCATGTTTTTAGATTACTGGCTGTTATTGAGTTTGTAGGCACAAGATGTCCTAACTCGTTTTGAGAAATAACATACATTACTAACTCTTTGTTTGTTGCAAATGGGTTATTTATTATGTTAACTCTCTTCAAGGAGCCAAATTTATTTGGCATGTTATATGCAATAGCTTCGTAGTCTTGCTTTGTAACTGCTCTGTTTTGAGTTGCGAAAAAGTTTTTAGACCTTACTTTCAACTCATCTGTTGTTACGGTAAAACTAGGAGAAGTAAAAGACTTTTCGTTACTACATTCTAAAGATGTCTCAACTGCTTCAACTTTTGAATCAACCAAGCTTTGCCTGTTCATAAACTTAAAAATTGAATTATCAATGTTTCTTATTGTATTAACAGCAGCAGCTGGGTTAGCAGATACATTTTTCTTATATGTAACAGTTAGTATTGTTCCTTGGGGAGAAATACCAAGCTTATCAGTAGCTAGTAATTTTGTTGGATCTATTGCTCTGTGGGTAATGTGATCTTTTGCATGCAAACTTATTGCAACTTTTGAAGGATCAACAAGACCAGCATCGTCATCATCATCAGAACCAAAACCAAATTGTAAAAAAGTACCGGAATTATCTTGAAAAACTGTAAACCTTCGAGCCGTAACAAATGGTTTCATTATGGACCTAACGCCATCTGACATTGCACTTTGATTTGTTGTTTCGATAAATACAGTTTCTTGACTTAAATAATCTACCTCGTAAAAAATGTTTCCCTCTGAATCTTCAACTTTTATTATTTCACTTACATTTCCATTATCAACTCTTACTTTTTTAAATTTTTCAAATGTATCACCGGTTAAATCAATTGTTGCAACATAAACCTTACCGGAACTTACCATACCAAAAGCTCGAACAGCAAAGAATGTTGTTCCACCATTTACATCAAACTCTATTGCTACTCTATCAAACTGGGGATCTGAGAAGTTAACATCTTCCAATAAGGTGTATACAGTGCCATTACTAGAAGAAAATTCTGATCCTTTTTTCAATATGGGAAAATAAAGAGAATCTGGTGTATTAACTTCAGCTGATGCTGGTATTCTTAGGTAAAAAGCCAAAATTCCTTCAGCAACTGGAATTCCTGCGAACTTATATCCTAAATTCTTAGCATGTTTTTTTACATTATTAAATTCAATAGCTGTGTCTAGAAAACTTTCATTTACAGAATAATCTAGATAGTAAGATAGGACATCCCCAACGTATGCCACAGTATCAAACATAAGAGACCCAAAGGAGGATTCTGAGAAATCATTATAATCGTCTGGATAGTATCTCTTTGCATGTTCTATTAAATCTTTTTTTATTGATTCAAAATCTCTACTAGTGTATTTTATTGGTATGTTTTTTGATTTCGGCATCGCATGTCCCTCTTACTAAATAAATAGCAAAACACAAATTATTTTATAACTCATCAGCAGAAATGGACAATGAAAAGGTGTCTACTATTAATGGGTTGTTAATTTTGTATTTTATTTCTACATGCAAAGAGTCTCTGGCATTGTTTATGGTTACTTTTACATTGAACTTATTTAACCAAGGCAAATATCTACTTATTTGTTTTTTTATAACCTCTCTTAATAAAGAAACTTTTTTTGAATTAGACAATTCAAACAAATAAGTCTTTAAACCAACGCCAAAATTTTTATCGAACCTTTCCCCAGGTATAGTTAGCAAAACAGACTTTAAATTATGATTTATAACTTTTGTCATCTCTTTTTCATTTAAAGTTTTAAATCCTGGATTATCGCTATCTAGACTTAGTGGAATTTCAACAGTTATATCTTTTGTTATTGAATTATTAAAAAATTTATCACTTGACATTATTTATCTCCTTGTTAGAAAAATCTTTTGAGGGGAGCTGAAGCGGCTCCAGAAATCATTTCTTCAACCACACTTTCAGAAATTTCTTCATTTATAGGAGCAGTTGCAGTGCCACCTTGATTACTACTTTCTGATCCGCTGGATGGATCTGGGATTACTTCACACAGGTCAGGTAAAACATAAGTTGTATAAGGAGTTTGAGATCCATCTACTATATTGTAGGAAGATCTTGAAAAACCTTCTTGTTCGGGATTGTTACTATTTAAAGTATTATCAGGTGTTGATTGGTTTAAAGTTCCTAACGCACCATCGGTACAATACTGATCGTATTTATTGAAAGGTCTTTCTCCAAATTTTATTTTTCTTCTTTGCCACCAACTTAAAGATCCAAAATCTAAATTAATATTAATGTCAGGTATGTTAAGTTTTAACCATTCCCATGAATGCTTTCTTCTATTTCCTTTTAATCTATCTAATTCTCGAGATCTATAGAAAGTACTAAAAGTATTTCTTAGTTCTTTTCGGGTATGACTCATTACTTTTTCTTTCCACTCTTCATCTTCGTCATCAACCCCCTCATACCTTTCGCCATCACCTTTTCCAACAGATCTCAAATAGCCATCAAATGCTGAAATGGAGCTTGCAGCTGTCACTCTTTTTATAGGCAAGCAAAAATCTGTTAAGAATTTGAACTCTGGTTGTTCACACATTCTATCTATGTAACATTTTAAATCTTCACCTACATTTTCCCACATGCTTCTGTTCATTAAGAATTCATACATCGTGTAATCAGGAAGATCTTGTTCGTAGTGAACTATTGGAATTGGATAAAAAGCCTTCTCAGGTACAATGTTGTTTCCTGGATTTGGAATCATAATTCTATCAATTCGTTGTCTTTCTATTTCACTATATTGTTCTCTGTGTAGTACAAAATTTGAGTTAACAACATTAGAAATTATAGAGAGCCTAACTCCAAACTTTATACCTATTGTCCCAGAATAACCTCTTGGATCAGTATCATCTAATTCTGCATTTCCAAAAAAATCTGAGATACTAGTTGTATTATTTGCAGAATAGTTTATTCCAGAGTTTCTCACTTCTTGTAGTCTTTCTTGAAACTCTTCTATAGAAATCATTTTATTGTTAATTGAGCCAAATTGAGTATTAAATGCATCACCCGTAGCAGTATCACCCATTATGCTACCTTCCAATACAACACCATCTACCATTGTATAATTAACGTCTTTTACATCAGTAATGACATACTTTTCAACAAAAAATGCAAAAGCAGGGTTTTCATATGAGACAAGATTATTTATTATTTCACGAGACTCTGGGGTATAAAAATTTAGGTCTTGTTGGGGTTTTCCAAAGTCATTAACATCTCCATATAGTTCAGCTGGTACTCCGCTTGTAAACCTCTCCACCTCAGTATCTCCAATTTTGTTTTTAGGTCCAATTGAAATATTAGAACTTGAATTAAGAGCAAACTTATTTAGATTTGCAATCCTTGGAGCTCTTTTTGACCCAGATTCTATATCTTTCTTTTGTTGTTTTTTATGTTCTTTTAAATAAATTTCAACCTCATTCTTTATAAAATACATACTAATTTGTCTAGCTAAGGCATTGTTTCTATAAATTCTATAAACTTTATACAAAAGTTTTAATTTTGACAAACCAATAATTGACGCATTAAATTTTTTAAAATTACCATTACATGCCACTTCTAGTGCTGATAGATAGTGCGGCCCTAAAGCAGAGAATAATACACTTTTAATTAAATTATGTAGATAAGTAACATAACTTTCTGGTAGCGATGACTCTACATCAACATCATCCTTATACCTAACTTCTAGATTAAATGCTTTATTGCTGCCATATCTATTTCCTTCTTCATCAAATTCTAAATTGTCATACTTTGATACATAAGTTCCCGATGTAATTCTGATTTCGGAAACTTTTCTTAACATTTGTAAGTCTGCAAAACTGGGTTGTCTAAAATTTTTTCTAACTTCAATTAATTGAGTAAAAAGTGCATCCAAATCATTATCTTTAATTATGTTTCCAAGTAAAACTTCTCTTTCTGTTGATTGAACCATTTGTTCTAATACTAAATACCAATATTGTTCTCTATTGAACTTCATAAAAGTTAATTCATCAGGCTCTTCTTTTATAGCTTTTAGCATTAAATTGTAAACCATCCCCGGTATAAAATTATCTACATTATCTTTAGATAGGAAAACTTTTTCAAAAACTGGTAAGCATTTTAAAAATAGTTCAATTATGTAGGTTCTTACTATTAGTTTAGTTGAAACATGTAAATAAGCAAGGTCTGATTTACTAGCAATCAAATCAAAGGGTGGTTCCACAACACAAGAAGGATCAGTATTATATCTTTTGTCTTGTTTTAGTTTGTTTTCTACTTTTCCAACTAATTCTGCCGCTTCGGACAAAAATAACATGTTTTGGTTTCTTGGTGAACAAGCGTCAATTTCTGGTACATATTTTTGAAAAACACCTAAAATACCACCATAATTAGCTGGTTTTATGTAAATTTTTGGATCTTCAGGATCACCTCCATAGATTGTTGGATTTAAAAACACAACTCTTTCATTTTCTGTTGCTGATTTTCCCATTTGTCCAGGTGGTGGTTTTTGCCAAGTAGATCTCTTGTTTGGATTTGCATCTTCTTTAACATATAGAAGATCATCATAAGTTATAATTTCTTTTGGATCGTATCCGAAACTTCCAATACTACTGTAAGCGTCTTCAACAACGTTCTTATCATAACCAAGTGAACTTGGGTCTCCCATTTTTTCTAATGTGTCAAGTATGTTTCTATTGATTATAGGGCTTCTATAGGAAGTTATTCCTTTTGGAAAGTTCTGCATTATAAGTTGACTAAAAGCCTCATGAAAATACCCTTGTATAACAGAAGTTGAAAAGTTGTCATTATCATTTATTCTAGTATTTGTTGGATTATAAATCGATAAAAAGTGTTCATCGTTTCCTGGTCTATATTCATTAATTCTATCTCTCAAAAACTTTCTTCCTGCATAAGCTTGAAGAGGTTCTGGTTTTGTTGTTGTAGTGTATCCATTTATACCACTATTTCCTAAATGTTCTGAGGCCCAGTTCTCTGTATATTTATCGTATAGTTCTTGATATTTGGACACATCTATTGGAACAGAAACTTTTATTACTTCTTTTTCATAAGTAATATTTCCAAACTGACCAGTGGGACCACTAGGGTTATAGCTCTCAGGTGGAGATTCGATTTGATTATAATAGTTCCCATCTTCATCAAACTCTTTTCCGTTATTTTCAACATATCCATCACTTTGCCAAATTGGTGTTGTTACTCTGTTTTCAACAGACAAAGAAAGATAATAGTGAGGTCTTGTTATTGTTTCTGGTGCATCTTCATTGAGGTAATAATAATCAGAATAACCTAAAATTGATGTATAATTTATTTTTTCAATAAACATTTGAGTTTTAAAATCAGGTCGTTTAACAAAAGTTCTAGGAAAATCAAATGTAACCCGGCCCAAGTCTACTGCATCGAGATCCATTATTGTTGTAGATGTTCCACCTGGATTATAATTAAAAGTTTTAAATTTTGACCTTACTGAGCTTTGGTTGCCAAAAAAAGCAGAACCAACAGTTACAGGAAACAAGTTTGTTGGAGAGGGAAATTTTATTCTAAAAATTTGTAAAAATGATACTATAGGTCCAGAAATTAATAAATCAATTTTTCTTTTAATAAAGTTTCCTATTTTTTTAAAAACTCTATTAATAACTCCAGAGCCTTCTCCCTCTATTGCATCGGCTTCATTATCATAAACTTCATTAACAGTGCTTCTAGTATCTACATAAGATTGTGTTGCATGTGAAATTCTCATTAAAAGCTTCAAAGGAAACATAGCTCTTCGCCACTTGTTCTTATGTTCCTTCATACTGTTGTTGGCGTTTGGCCAAATGTATTTCATCTTAACTCGAGTTTGATGTGAGGGGTCAAAAATCCAACCCTTAATAAGTTTTTTACCATCCTTATCAGCCAAAAGATTATTGAAAAAACCCAATTGAGAAGTAGACATGTCGTTCAAATATGCTATTTCTAGGTTTTCAAAAATTGCACCTGATACGACATCATCCAAGTCTTTTAAGACTTGTGGTTTTTGAGTAAATGGCTGTCTACCAGATAAGCCATCTGTGTCACCGTTCAAAAACAAGTCCCTCATGTCTTCACAATAAGGGTCAGTGCTAAATGCACTTTCTTGTAAATCTTTAAATACTTCTTCAAGAGCATCATCAGGACTTTGAAAATAAGAGCTTAACAAACCATCAAATGTACTAACAAGTAAATCAGAGTCTGGAGTTCCGGGTGTATAGCCATCGTCTTTATCTGTTCCAAAAACAAAATCTTCGCAAAAGATTTCACTACAAGTTCTACCAGAATCAGAATTAACTAAAGCGTTTAAATCATTTCCAATTCTTACTGCTAAGTCTGGGTAATTTGTATTTAGAGTTGTTGTTAAAACTCCCCAAAATGCTTCCCAATTTGCATAATCGTTTCCAAAAGCTTCGGCAATTTCTTCATGTTGTTCTTGTGTTAATTCCCATGTGAGCTCTTTAAGATTTATACTACTTTCTCCTGATACGAACAATTCATACCATGCGTCAATTGGAACACTTTCACTACATGTTTTTCCCCAATCTAATATAACTTGTCTTGGCAATTTTACTGATGTTGTTTGTTGCATTGCAGCACCTACAGTGTCAGCTCCTGTTTCCATGGAAGTACTGTTTCCAGAATTACCCAGCCCGTTAGAAAAATTATTAGCATCAGCTAGTGGCTTACAATAAGCAGAAGAAATAGCATCAAAGATAGATTCATCATCATCCATGGAAGTTAAATAATTTCCAAGTCCAGATAATAGGTTACAAATATCATCAAGAACTGCTCTTAAAGCTTTCATTAAAAAAGCTAATAAAACTGCTATTATTCTTTTCTTCAATTCTTTCAAAAATTGTTCAACCATAACTTTTAAAACTCTTAAAAATTCTGGGCCCGGCAAGTCAGGTATTGGTGGTAATTTCCAGTTAGGTTTTTTACATGGATTTACATCTAACGCAGCCCAAGAAGCTTTTGTCCAAGTATCAAATAATTCCTTATGAGGACAAAGTGCTGCTTTTAAGAAATTAAAAAAGATGTCAGATCCAGGTAAAGAATCGACCAAATCTTTTAATTCTGTTATGCTTAACCTATCTACAATTACGTCTATGTAAGCTTCACCAATTATTGTTAAAATTTCTCTAGCTGCTTTCTCATATTGATTAGGGTCATAATTTGTTGTCAACTCTTCTAGTATGCTGTATTTTGCATTATTTCTTTGATTTCTTAATTCTAATAAATCTTGCTCCATAAATACAGATTTAAAATCTTCTTGTTCGTCACGAACTTCAAAGATTGCATCTGTAACTGTTCCATTATTGGTTCGTAAGTTATTTTTTTGTTCAATATAAATGTCTTTTAATTCAGCATCATCTGTTGCTTCTATTAATTCTTCTGCGGCAGTGAATTTTTCTTCTAGTTCCTTTTGCGCATCTAATTGGTCTGACAAATCATTAAACATTTCAGTAAGATTCTCTAGATCTTCTCTAGCTTGCAAGGACTCATCGGCTTCAGGTTCATTTTCTTCTTCTGGGTTTTCTGCTGGGTTCATCTTATCTTCATAAGCATTTGTGTTTTTTGTTTTACTTTGTGATAATTTAACATAATCATCAATGTTAAAATTTGTAAAATTATCATTAAACCACGGAATTTGTTCTAAAGAAGATCTTATTTCTTCCTCTACTTCTGCTTGTAAATCAACCGGTAATCCGATAAAAACTTTTCTAAATGTTGCTGCATCTAAGTTGCCCATTAATGCTTTTGCTATTCTTTTTAAACTTGTATTAAGGTTCATTCCTTGCATCATACATCTTAAAATGTCTAATAGGATTTTAGCCCAATTACAAGGGTTGACTTTATCTAAAAAATCGCCAATTTTTTCTCCAGGATCTTGAACCATTTCAGCAATGTAATCTTTTAAAGATTTACCCAATAAGCGTTCTAAAAATCTTTTTTCTGTTTCTTGTTTTTCTTTTCTCATTCTTTTAAAAGCTAATTTTGACTTTCCAACTATATCTGGTCTGGCTTCATTAATTGAAGCTTTAACTCCTTGTCCAAAATCTTTATAAATTGCAATTTGTTCTTTAATTTGTGGATTTTGACCAATTTCAAAACTTAATAATTCTTGATACCCTGTTAAGTTATACTCTTTTATAGTTCTACAATTTAAAGAATTTAGAGAATAGGCTAGAGCTTGTGTAAAACTACCCACTAAACCCAAAAGTAAATCTTCTAAAACGTCATCTATGTTGATGTTAATATCTGAATCGTCGGTACTGTTAGCTGCATTGTCCAAACAACTGTTATAATCATCAGAGACAATTTCTTCAGTATATTTTATAATCAATTCAGGATACGTAAATTTTACCATAAAATCTATCCATGGTGGTAACGTGTTTCCAATTTGTGAAACCATTTGCTTATGTTTTAAAACATAGTTCATTAAAGTTTTTTCACTATTATATTTGTCTTTAAATTGATCAAGACCTTTAGAGCATTTTTTAAAAGGACAGTTATAAAATTTTGCAAAAACATTTGTAATATTTTTATCTTCATCAAATTTTATTTTTATTTCTTGAGGATGTTTAAAACCGTCTTCTTTGTTTCTTAATCTGAATCCGTTATTAGATAGTAATTTTTTTAAATCAGCATAAAAATTTTCAAACTTTTGTTCGTATTGAAAAATATAAAAGGGTCTGTTAATTGTAGAATCATCATGGTCTTTTATTCTAATTCTTCCATTATTCATGTATAAGAAATAAGCTTGATACTCACCATAGGTTTTAAACAAATTTGTAAATGTTGATTTAAAAACTTTTTTTAAGTCCAAACCTTTTATTGTAACTTCATTTTCGCTATTATCTGTATTAGGAGAAGCACTATTATTTTCACTTTCTTCATCAGCAATGTTGGATTGTACGTTTTCTTCTTGTATTTCAACCAAAGCAGCTGGAACAGATACTATAAATTTTGGATTTTGATACTGAAAGTATTGTGTAGTTGTTCTGCTACACCACACCTCTACACCAGAATAAAGCTCAATAGCTTTTGGATTCTGTATTAAATATTCATTAATTGCTTCACCAGTTAATGAATATTTTGTCATAGTAAGCCCATCACCTTGTCCAGACGGTACTGATTCAACTAATGGTGTAAATCCATCAAAAGAACCTATCAGTTGATAAACATTACCAGGAGCAAAATTTAATTTTAAATTAACACATCTATCGGAATCTACTGTAGAGCCGGGTGGAATCGCACAAATTAATTCTTCAGATGGTATTTTATTTCTAAATTTTAAAATTTCACTAATACCGAACTTTTTAATATCACTGAATAGATTTGAAAAAGTTATTGGGTTTCCGTAAGCCGAAGATATGGTTGGTTCTCCCTGTTCAGGTGTATTATCAAAATCATCTTTGAGATCCAACCATGTTTTTGTAGTGTTAAATCCAAATTGTTCAACAACTTTAACAACTATTTTATATTTACATTCTGCTTCATCAAGCCACACATCAGATTTTTTTACTGATATTGGATTATCAGATAAAGTGTGATCAGTTCTGTTAATTGTTTTGGTATCTGAGTTTGTTTGTTTTTGCCACCATTCTTGATCAGGTTCCCAGTTAGTATTTGGTATGCAAGTAGGACACAAGATAAAAGCGTTTGGATTTAATTCAACTACCTCATCTTCTGGTGGTTCTAATGGACTACACACCTCAACTGCTAAATCTCTAAATTGTGAAGGCTGACCATCTGGGTCTGTTCCTTCGACTATTTCTGGTTCTTCACAATCATCTACTTCTTCTATAACAATGCTTGGTATAATTACTCCCGGGATGAAAAAGTCTTCCTCGGCTTCTTCTGTTTCTGGTGGAGGAATGTCTTCATAAGTATAAGATGAGCGGTAATGTCTCATTTTCTCACCATAACTAACACCAGCGCTGTTTCTGCTTAAAACTTGGTCGCCAGATTTGCTATACACAGCAACAACACCATGAAATGTTGTTAATTCATCTTCTCCATAATCATGTCTACGATCATTATAATATTTTAAAATTCTATTTTGTAAACTATAATTTTCAACTAATTCTGTCATTCTATCGGTTAAATAACTATTTGTTAAAATACCAACTAATTTGTTGTTTGTTTCGTTCTTTTTTGCTTTTTTTGAATCATTACCATTGTACCATATGTTAATCCTAAAAGCATCTTTATTAGAAGACCAAGCTAATTTAGACAAACCAGCTGGTGAGGTATCTAATTTAATTGATCTAGTATTTCTTTTCCACACAAGAAGATGAACATCTAAAGGTAATGCATAATTTCTAGCACTTCCTCCAGCGGTTGATAACCTAACCGAGAAGCTGTAAGATAATTTACTGTTTACAGTTATTCTATTGTTTTCATAACGTGCCATTTTTTTTCCTATGTTGAGAATACATTTGTACTTAGGACATAAGTATCAAATTTTATCTGTCCTTCGTCTAATCTTTCTACCCCAGTTTTTCCAGTTAAACCAGATTTTTCACCTAAACCTAAATAATTTTGTCTAAAAATTTCAGTATTGATTGTTTCTGTTAACTGTGTACTTATTTCTCTGACTTCATTTGCAATAACGCCTATTGATTCTGTTATTAAGATAGGGTCTGGTCCAACTGTAATATAGCCAACTCCACCACCAATGTGAAAATGTTTTGCAACTGCTGAGCTTAATTTTATAATTTCAGTATTTTGTCTGACAAAAGCTTCAGAGATAGCCTGTAGTTTGTCTACTATGTCGTTCAAGCAAATAATTAATTTGTTTCCTTTTACCAAAGGTTCTGGATCGTCTGAAAGGTTTGTAATAAATTCTATTTTTGAGCCTACCAACATCTCACCATTTGAGTTCAATTCACCTGTCCATCCTAGGTTCTGTGCTCTGGCACTACCAGCAAAAATTTTAACTGAATCTCTTCCAATTATTCTGACGTGGTCTGACTTTATTCCTATGGCAGCTTCTCCTTTAGGTCGACCAAACCTTCCAGGTGGTAATCCAAAATAGTGATCAATGTCAGCTTTTTGTGAAATGTAAATTCTACTAGCATCTGAAAAAAAATTATTACCTACCAACTTATCTCTAGTTGGTGGCTCTAGGTCTTTTCTGAATAGTCCTTTTTTTTGTTTGTTTTCGGAAGACATTCTTCCTGCTACTATGTCTATGGATGCACATGGACTACCACCAATTTTTCCATAACCTGATAGCAAATGAGAATCTCTATCTCTTCCAAACACTATTTGACAGTTCAGTTTTTCATCACCACCCAATGGGTCACTTGAATTAGAATAGTTTATATCAGGATATACAAACTCACTTTCTGCTTTTTCAAAAGTAGGCATTTCCTCATAATATCTTGTGTGTAGTAAACCAGGTCTCTTTAAGCCTTGTACAACTTCTTTTTGTAAAAAGTCTTTTGTTACATTTGAATTTTTCATTTTTTCTCCTTAACCGCCCCATTTCCAAGTTGGAAACGCAGCTTTTCTAGATGCCATTGTGTAAGACATGTGCCAAGGTTCATTGATTTTCTTTCCTTCGGCAATGCTGTACCCTGTCATGTTATTGTGTATCCAAATTGAGTGCTTGTCAGCAGTTGAAAAACTAAGAATTCCTGCTTTTCTGCCTCTATAATAACCGGTCAATCTATTTAAACCAACTCTTAAATCAAAAGCCATGGCCCAGCCATGATTAGATCTGCCGGGATAAGCAGCTGCGGCAGTATTTACTGGGTCTGCATTGTGAGCATCGTAAAGCCTAACCTGTTCACTCAAGTCTCTATGAGGATAAGTTACAATTATTTTTGTTCCCCAATTTTTAAAATGTTCAACTAAGAAGTTTAAAAATTGTTTAGCCAAGCTTTGCTGAAGGGCTTGTGGTACGAACAAGGAACCAAATCTACTTTCATCCCAACTCATAATTGTGTAAGTTGTATCTTTTTCATAACTAGCATCCGGACCTTCTATACCATCTATTTCTGAATATAATCCTTTTGTGCTGTTAAAATATGTTTTTTGTAGAAAATCACCTGCTTCGCTGGGTGTCCAAGTAATCTCTCCTGTTGTAAAGGAAACCTCACCACCTTTTATATCACTAAGGCCATTAACATCAGACAAAAATTCTTTAGTTGCTTCTGGCCATTCTTCAAAAACACCATTTTTCAAAATAACTCCACTCCAATGTTTTGCTTCTCTCGGTTTATAATCAGCTGTACTGGTTGTGTTGGAGGCTTCAAAGCTTTTAGATAGTTTTGATAGTTTTGATCTATTTTTTCCTAAATTTTTTATTAACCTTTGAAAGTAACTATTATCATGATTTATAATACGACTAATTACTGGTGGGTTTATGTTGTTTTTAACTTCACCATTAACAAGAGGAGCTTGAGAAAAATCCACCTCAATAATGTCTCCAGCTTTTAAAGCAGTCAATTGAAAAGGAACAAAAGCATCCCTATGTGCATTTATTGCAACAATTGTTGTGTTTTCATCTAAATTAGGTTGACTTGGATCAGGGATAGAACTGTCCAATTGTTCCACACGAATTTTTACTAGTCTATCATATTGTTCACCCTTCTCATCTGTTATTAGTGAAATAGCACTTTCTTCTCTTGGAAGAGCTAAGACTCTCGCAATGTATCTTGTCTTTCCATTTAGCTGTGATCTTTGCTTGTCTAGCATTTTTTGGTTTTCAATAATTCTGTGTCTGTTTCTAGCTTTAGCATTATTTAGAAAAGCCTTCTTTTTATCATTATTACAAGACGACATTATTTCTCCTCCGCTATTGCAGAGAAAAGATTCTCCATTTCCTCTTTAGAGATTCCATCTTCTTTCTTTTCTTCTTTTTGTATTAGTGTAGCTACTTTAACCATTTGTTCGTTTGAACGTTGTAAAGTTTCTACATATTTTGCTAAAGTAAGACCAATGTCTCTGTGTCTTGATTCATCTTTTGCTAAATATTGTATTGCATCATTTAGAAGATCTCTTGTTACCAACCTATCTTCTTCAATGTTGTCTAATGCTTTTTTTATAATTTTATCTAATTTTTTTGACATACAATAATTAGTTAACAATCAATTTTATCGTTATTCCATTTGTATTTGAAGGTTCTATATTTCTTTCTCATCTTGTTAAGTTGAGAAACTATTTGCTTTGTATTAAGGTCAGTTATCTCTCTCAAATAGAAATAAATTGCTTTTTTATTAAAAATGTCAATCTCTTCTTTTGAATTTAATAAGATTTTTACAGCATTGTAAACTTTCTTTTCATTCTCATTCATGTTGGTCGATTCCCAGCTGTTTATTTCAACCCACAAGTGTTCCCAAAATTCTTTTTCAATTTCATCTTCAACAAAAGTGTTTTCAGAAATCATTCTAGATTTTTGTAGTTCAGCTGTAGCTGAGTTAAAATCAACCTCTCGCTTAGCTCTTTTTGAGTTTTTCTTTACTTGTGCTATAAACCAATTTTTTGTTATAACAGAAAAATAAGAAAATGCTTTTGAACCTCTGTTTGGGTCATATTTGGCTAAAATTGTTGTAAGCCAAACTTTACAATCATCTCTCAACTCTTCTATGTTGGGAAGTGTAGTGAACCTATAAGTAAAAACTATTTTATCAACCATTTCTGAAAAAGCTGGTTGTATTAGATTTTCATAAAGTTCACACTTTTCCAGATAAGTTGTAGCCGGATCGCAGTACTTCAGAATCGCGTCCTCGTGTATCTGAGTAAAATACATCCTCTTGGTTCTCTTCTTTCTCTTTCGTTGTGTCATTTGTTTCGTCCTCGGTTAAATCTTCCTCGATTAATTCAGAATCCAATCCAACCTCTAAATAATCATCCATGACCTCTATCAAATCACTTGTATGTTGCACAAGTAATTTTAAATCTTTATCTCCATAAAACTTCTCAAGCTCATGGACACCTCTAATGTGGTTTTGAAAACCCCTTATTAATTGCGTTAAATTAGTCAAATTTTGCGTTAACCAGCCAAGCCTACCTAGTATGTCTCTAATGTAAACAGCAGCCAATAGATTGCATCCTAGGCTTATTAAAAGCACAATTGTAAGAGCAGCATCAATCGTCATAAGTTTGTGTCCTCGCTTCGTTATATAGTTCTTTAAAGACTTTCTTATTATCCTCGATGGCTTCCTTAACTCTCTTTGACTCTTCCGACGGAGGTTTAGAGATAGAAGTCAATTGAGGTATACGTTGAAGAGTTCCTGTTGCTTCACATAGTTCACAGGTTTTTTGAGTTTCACTCATACCATGACGAACTTGAAACTCTCCTTCGCATTCAGAACATCTGTAGACGTATCTAGGCATCTTTAACGCCAACGTTCACATTTGTTTTAACAATTGGAGGGTTTTTAATAAGAAGCTCTCCATTGTCCATCAGGTCAAACTCCATACCTTTTAAGACAGGTGTGATGTCGGACTGTTCCATTAGGGATTTTTGCAGAGCCATCATAATAGCTCCAAGTGCTTGATCAGATAATTTCATTTGTTTTCTCCTTTTACCATTTAAAATTATTTTTGTAATATTCTACTATTTTGGGAAGCTCTTCTTCAAACTTTTTTTGAGGCTTCCATCCTAAGTTTCTTAGTTTTCTATCGTTTAGGGCATACCTAACATCTTGTCCTTGCCTTTTATATCTTAAATCTAGATAAGACTCAATGTTGCCATGCTCATTTCCATAAAATGCTTTTATGATTTGAATTGTAGTTTCTATGTTTTTTTGTTCAAAACCGCCTGCTACATTAAAAACTTCATTTGTTATACCAGATTCTATTATTGTTATAACTGCATTAGCTGTATCGTCTGAATGTAGCCAATTTCTAATTGGCAACCCTTTATCATGTAATCTAATTTTCTTGCGTCTTTTAAGAAGTTTTACACAAATAGGTATTAATTTTTCAGGATACTGTCCTATACCGTAATTGTTTGTTGGTCGTAGTATTATGTATTGAAGATCATAAGTTCTTGCCCATGCGTAAATTAGCATGTCAGCAGCAGCTTTGGAAGCAGAGTACGGATTGGAAGGTTTTAAAGTATCTGTTTCGACATGTTCTCCTTCAGTTATATCTCCATATACTTCATCTGTGCTAAAGTGAAAAAAGATAGGTCTTTCTTCTACGTTAGAAGGTTTTTTTCTTATTAAATCTAAAAGATTTTTTACGCCCTCAACATTTGTTTTAATAAAATCTTGAGATTCTATGATACTATTTCCTACATGCGATTCGGCTGCTATGTTTATAACGTAGTCACAGTGTGGAAGGTATTTTAGATCTGCTATGTCTTCTTGAATAAAAGTAAAGTTTTCAAATTTATAAAAATCAGACAAAAACTCTGGATTAGCTGCATAGGTGAATTTGTCAATGCCATACACTTGCCAACCTTTTTCTAGGCATTGTCTTGTAACGTGTGACCCTATGAGTCCCAAACATCCTGTTATCACTACTAATTTCATTTTGTTTCTCCTATATAATCGCTACAAATACCAAAAATGTCAAGGTCTTTGTAATATTCTGTTTCTTGTAGTGTTTTGCAAACAATAACACTTTTTTTAGAAACTAATCTATTTGGGTAAGTCCAAATAATTCCTTTGCTAGTCAGAGTATAGTCGTCATTTTGATGCCAAAAACAATGAATGTTATTTTCTAGCATAAACTCTAAAGCTAACAGATTTTTGGCATGACACCAAAATAGATCATTTTTAAGATATTCTGTCTCGACTTTAAACTCTGGTTTATCATGTCCTAAGAATAACTGTTCTCCGTCATACCAGACATCAATTTCTACATTATATTCTTTTTCTATTAATTTGTTCAATAGAGATGGATTGTTCTCTTCTAAAGTTTTTCCTGTTGTGTTGCCTCTATGTGAAATCAGGATCATTGTAAAACTCCATAGTTCAATTTAGACATAATTTCTAGATCTAAGTTTTCTTTAAAGTATTTTCTTAATTCTTTGTTTGGAAAGTCTCTTTCATCAAACCTAGAATAAAAAAATTTATTTCCTGTTATTTTCAATCTTGGGTTTACTGTGTTTGTAATTTCGATGTATTCTTCATTTTTTGTTTCTAAGTTAAACTTATTTTTTAAATTTGTAAACACTTCTTCTCTATTATCAGCAAAATCTTCAAACCTAAAATAATGAACGTTATCATTGTTTTCTATAAAGCTTAAATAATTTTTATTTTTTTCATTCCAATTTTTTACAAAAGTAACGTGAAAGACATTTTTGTTTTTTGCATGTTTTCGCATAGACAAATAATTATCGTAAGGATTTCTAAAACAAAATAAAAAATTAACTTGATTATTTTTAAAGGCATTTCTTAATTTTATCTCTAATCCGTTACTTTCTTTTAGATTTTCTTTAAAAAAACGATAAGAGCCTTGTTCTGTTTCTTCCCAGTTAGATCCTGACCAATCTACTTCTGTTTGTACCAATCCGTGTTTCCAACCACCTAGATTAGACAAAACTAGAACATTTTTATAGTTTATTTGCATAAACTTCTGTAAGTAATTGGTCCTTGTTCTTTGAATACCGTAGATTTTAAATATTTTAATTGACATAATTCTTTTCTTCCCTGTTTGGTATATCTTTTTCAAAATACGGGTACAGCATAGATGTTTTAATTTTACCCGAATAGATTGTTCTGTTTTGTTTTGCTAATTGTTTAGGAGAGAGTAAGTCAGACACAGAACATGCACTAAATTTTAAATCAAAAATTGTTTTTGATGGACTGTGTGCCATATTTGCAGATTCTTTATGAAACTCATTTTGCCCTTGCTCCCAATTAGACATGTGACAAATTTTTATTTTTTCGTATGCATCAAAACCTCTAGGGTTTGACATCTTAGGGACAAGATTGTTGTGCATTCTGTTGTGTCCGTAATCATTTATACATGTCTTGTTTGGATTATGAAACACAGATCTAACAAAGTAGTCAGCCTCTTGAAACCCAATACCACAATAGCGTTCATCCCAAATACCTACTTTTCTTATCGCATCAGGGGTGTAACTACAGAAACAATCACCCGCTCCCGTTGCAAAAAAATCAAATGTTTTATGAAGCTTTATGATCTTCTCTAACCATCCTTTGTAAAACTTTACATCATTTTGAGAATGTATCAAAATGTCACAATCTGGATTTTGTAAGTTTTTAAAACCATGTATAATAGCTTGGTTCCAATTTCTAGATAAATGACCTGTTGAAAAGTCAGGTCTACATTGATTATGTAAAACTTTTACCATGTCTTTAAATTTATCATCTAATCTAAAGTTACTATGATTATTGATTATAACTATCTCACTAAATTTAGAAACATCACATGTGTTATAAAAACTGTGTAATGTTTCATTAAGAGTTTCTGTTTCTTGATAAGTTACGAAAAAAATCTTTATTCTCATTTATTCTCCAAAAAGTATCTTAAATCTTCAGGTGTTCCAAGTCCCCACATTTTATGTACATAAAAAGGAACTAAAGATTTATTGTCTTGTATTAATTCATTATATACTGGTGCTATGTAAAACTCGTTGTTAACTCTTATGTCTTTTTCTATCATTTGATGAGCGTATTTAACAAAATCAGAGCCTTTTCTATACCAGTAGATACCACAGGTAGCAATGTCAGAAATAGGCTTTTTTTCAGCAACCTCGGTTATGTATCCACGAGAGTTTGTTTTTACAAAAGACCATTTAGGATGAACAGCATTGAAGGTCCACACAATTGCATCGACATCAGTCATATTTCTTAATGAAACAAAGTTTTGTCTTTGGTACTCTATGAATTGATCGGAATTTGCTATTAACAAATCTTCGTCACAATCAATGTGTTTTTCAGCTAAAAGTGCAGTACAAGCTGCTCCTTCTGTTAGGCCATCAACTTCCACTATTTGACAGCTATTATTTGTTATTCTTTTTAGTGTATCAGCTAGTCCTTGGTATTGGTCTAAATGTTTTTTTCTAACCAAAAATACGTACTCAGAAACAAAATCTAAGTTTTCAACCACATGTTGTATCATAGGTTTTCCTCGAACATCTATCAATGGTTTAGGAAAAGTGTAACCTTCTTTTGCGAACCTACTGCCTTCTCCTGCCATTGGGATTAAAATTTTCATGTATATCTCCTTAATAATTTTAAATCAACATCCTCCGCATTTCTAACCATAATAACATTTGCACCACTTCTCTTAGCAGCTTCAACTCCTTTAGGAGAATCTTCTATAATAAAAGTATTGAAGTGTTCAAAACCATGAAAATTCATTAAATGAATGTAGCCTTCAGGGTTTGGTTTAGGGTTATTAACGTCTTGATTTGTAAGAATTGTATCAAACAAATGTTTTATTCCTGTTTTTTCTAACATCAGTTCAGCTGTTTTTCTAATACTATTGGTGTAGCAACAGACGACATGACCTTTATTTTTTATCTCTTTTATCATTTCAATCTTTTCTTGTCTGTTTTTAGCTTCTCTCTTTATTATTTGAATTGTTTTCTTTTGCTTGAGATCGTTTATTTTTTTGTGCATTTTTCTTGGAATAAGACCTTTATCTGATAATATGCTTAACTTTTTGCTTGTTGGTATTCCATTAAATGTTGAAATGTGATCTTCTTGAGATATTTCAAAACCACAAGTATCTCTTAGTGCTTCGTTTAAAGCATCTCGATGCCAATCACAAGCCTCAACTAAGACACCGTCCAGATCGAAAATAAATAATTTATTATGCATTTTTACCTCTTATTGTTGGATCTATTTTATATTCATTATGTAATTGTCTTAGAACATTGGGATAAGATTCATAATCCCACTTTCCTTTCACAACAGCTGTTGCAATGTATGGATATACAACACTATCCCAATGAAACATACCTCTTTTATTCTCTGTTCCTTCATGATAATAACAACTAGAATAGTTAAGGTATTGCATCAGGGAGTTTGAATTGTTTTCAAATTCCCAAATGTTCTGACCTTTTGTGTATTTGTAAATTTTTATAAGTTTATCTTTTTTTATCACTGTTGGTTGGATTGAAAATAATAAATTATGAGGATTGTGAAACAAGTTCTTTTGTTTTGCTATGTGCGTGTTTTCATTATAAGAAGCTTTTATCAATTTAATTAAATCAACCTTATCTTCGTTTACTGAATTAATCAATCTTTTCATCACGTTCCAGTTTGGTTCGTTTAGCAAAAACATGTCTTCATGATGAAAAATTATTATTTCTTCATTTATTCTCTTTAAGCTATTATAGACCCTTTCTTGATAAGACATGTTCTCATCGTAATAAATAACATTCCAATCATCACTTAGTTTGTCATTAATCTTGTTTGTTATAAAATACTTTTTCTTATCATTCAAATACTTCTTACTTTGCCCAAACATAAGTGGCCAAATATCAGAATAGTCATAATGAGAATAAAAAACATAAGCTTCCATTACACCCACCTCGTTTTTTCATATAATCCATTTTGCATGCAAAACCACTTATGATGCAAATGACTGTCTGTCATTCTCCATTTAGGAAACTTCATTAAGTTTTGACTTTTGTCTTTCTTTTCTATTTCGTTTGTAAATTGTCTAGGATCTTCAAAGTTGTTTAAGTCATAAAAATTAGAATCAGGCCAAGCAGTTGTCAGGATTTTTTCGTAATTTGAAAGTGGTTTAAAATCTTTAATTGCTTCATCGTAAATTTTAGAATACGATTTCATTATATTGTTTGAACCATAAAACCACATGTCTCCATAACCAACATTTTTTTGATTCCAATCAGTAGTGTAAAGATGATCTCTTTCTTCATTAAATAAAAATCTTATTCTATTCACTTCGTTACCACCTCTAGCAGAAATGTCAAACCTTGTTGTTATTATCCAATCATAATCTTTATCAATAGCCATTTTCAATGACTTACATCTGGAATAATAAAAACTAAGAATTCTTTCTGCTGTTGCATTTTTATACATAGTTCTATTTCTTTGAAAATGAGAATCTATGTAGTTTTGATAAATTCTATTGTTTTCACAGACTTTTGAAAAATCAACTTGCTCTTCAAAAATACTTCCTTTTGGAGAGTAATTATCTAACACTTTTTCTTTCATTTCGGGCTGCCAACAGTGAACAAAAAAATCAACTTGTTTTGTTTTGGACAAGATTTCTTCTTCAATGTGTTTTCTGCCGTCATTAGATGTAGAAAAATCATTTGTACTTAAGGTACCGTAATAACCATGTAGACATACAGCTGTTTTCACTCTATCACCTCTATGTCTTTAAACAAATCAAATTCTCTAAGATCTCTGTAGAACGGTTCTTCTGGAAGATCTTCTACATGTTCTGGGTAGTTTTGCATCAACATTAAGCCTCTAGCAGCTTGCTCAGGTGTCATATAAGCGTTCCAGCCATTTATCTGTATGTTATCTTGGTGGTACATAACTTCGCCTCTTCCTTCGTACCTTCCTTTTCTAAACCACTTAGCAGCCTCTTCATCATCAGTCAAGATCAAACCACCTTTACCAATTTTAAGATGTTTTTTAATATGAAACGAAAGACACATAAAGGAGCCAGGAATATACATGTTAGATGTTAGTCTTTTTGCCGCATCCCAAATAGGATAAGGTTCTAGTTGATAGACTCCTTTCCACCTATAATCTTTGAATTTGACGGTTCCACCTGCATGCATAATAGATTGTGGCACTGATAAATAAGTTCTTGCTGGTATTGTTACTTCATCAACATTAAGATATTCACAACACAACAATAAAGCATCAGTACAGTTATCTGTTGAAATAGCATATTTAGAGCCGCAATAATCAGCCATTGTTTCTTCAAACATTTTTACAATTTTATAAGGATTGTGTCTCACTTTTTCTCCAATAAATAATACTTTTTTTCAAACCCACAAGACTCAAAAAGTCTCAAGCTAGCTTCGTTTTCTATTTTTACTTTTGCAAAGGCATCGGGGTGTATTTTCATAATTTCATTTATCATGAATGAAGCAACACCTTTTTTTTGGTGCTTAGGATGGGTAGCAACACGTATGTCTTGCTTTATAACTCCAGTATACCCTAAGAACTCTCCTTTGTCAATACAAATGTAAAAAAATTTATTATTTTTTTTCATGTATTGGTAATGTTGTTCGGGTGTTATCTCATCTTGTTTGATGAAACCTTCCCTAACTCCATCCATGTTTCTAAGATTCCTTACATCTTCCCAATACTTTTCTGTGCATTTAACTAACTCCATGTATCAATTTGCCTCCCGAAGTGACTACCTGAATTGAACCAATAACTGGTTAAGTAACCTCTTGTATATTTCCATCCTTCTAAGTTAAGTAAAGGGTTTAAGCATGACCCAATGTCTAAGAAAGTGTTATCTTGGTTCTCTTTAAAGCACTTATAAATTATAAAGTTAGATAAAGAAGCAGCAGAGCAAAGTATTATGTGATCTTTTATGTTATTATCTTTTATGTATTTAGCTACCAAATCTGCTGTTTCAAAGTTATCAATCATGCAGTTTGATCCAATTTCAAACTTCTTGATTAAATCAAAAGGCAAATTACCTGTGTTTGCTAGACTGTTAACAACATAAATAATTTTTCTATTATTAAATAAGGGCACCATTTCTTCAACAAACCTACTATAATTGGCATTTATTAAAAGATTAGAAAATGTAAGTGTTTCATGATCTCCACCATGTAAGTGTATCATCCAATCAAAATTATCTTTGCCAACATGACCGTCTGTTGTTGTACAAATACCTTTAAAGTAATTCTTTTGCTTGTGTTTGTAGCTTTTAATTAATAGTTCTCTGTATTTTTGATGCTTTTCAGGATAAAATTCTTTGTGTTCTTCTTTGGTATATCTATTGCTTCCTTTTATGTCACCAGTGATATAATGATTGTCAGCTAGAACAACTGTTTTGTTTTGCATTATAAATAATTCGCCATCTGAGAATCTGGTGAATGCAAAGTTTTCTTTTTTCTGTATTTTTTCTAACAGAGAGTCAAATGCTTTTGTAAAATTCTTCATAATTTTATTCCTCGAACAGTTTTCCAACCTTTTTTAAGCCCTTCTTGTACACACTCATCTCTTTCAGAAAAAAACTGTTGGTGAGAAACAGCTTTGTTGTTAGATGTAGCTTTATCATCTATTCCTAATTCATTACCAAGGATTGATCCATGCATTGATTTATCATTAGCAGGATGTGGAGGACAATAAGTTTGTATGTTACCATAAATTTTAGCCATGAAACCAAATTGTATATCTTCACCATTATCCCAAGTAACAGGTTTCTCTTGCCAAAGGTATCTTAGCCACTCTCTTTTAAAAAACCAAGAGTGACCAACAAGGTCAACAGGAACCACTTCTTCATTCTTTGTAGGCCAGCCACATCTATCGTGTTGAAGGTATCTAGAACCGTTGAGAATGACTCCGGCAGAACCAAGTATACCCTCATGGGTCTTCATTGTTTGAAGGCAATTCTCGTGCCATTTTGAGCCGGGAATCGTATCATCATCATACATGGCAACAAATTCAGTATCAGCCAATAATGCTGCTGCAAATCTTCCGTAGAACTTCCAGTTATAATTGTTTTTAAAAACTTTATCAACATCCAGAGTTGAGAAATCAAAGCCGTCATTATCTTCGTGATAATTAACCCAAAGCCATATTTGAACTGGTTTGATAGATTGTTGCCTAATTGCTTCAATTTGCATTTTGAGGTTATAAGGTCTTCTATAACAATTTAGTATTACTGTTATATCTCCATCTTTACTTTCTTCGTGATCAAATAAAAAAGACAAGATTCTCATTATGACTTCTTGTCTCATTGCCTCAGCAAAATTAATTAATTCTTTTCCCTTATACTTTTTAAACCACTCTTCGTGAGTACAGCTGTTTAAATTGTTTGTTATTAGTTTACAGCCTAGCATCCTAGCTTCTAAAATAACTCTGCTAAAAGATTCTAGACTAGTGGGAAAGAAGACAAATTTATCGTATTGTGCTAATTTATTTATAAAATCTTCATAAGGCAACTTATCAACTAAATCATAATCTAAATTATTTTTTTTACAATGTTGTTCTGCTTTATGGTATCCCTTGATTGGATTAGGGTCTTTCATTATAAAACATTTGTTGTTTTTTTCAGTATTGGCATTTCTTAAAATCTCTAATTGTTCATCAGACCAAAGTGACATCCCTAAAGATTCAACATTGTTAATATTTAAATTTTTAGCTAAAACCTCTTTGTGTTTGTCTGATTGACACAACACTCTTTTTGCTGATTTGTAAAAAGATATGTTCATTAGTTTTTGTTTAGGAGCAAGAAAATCTTTAAACTCAGCTGGATTTTTATTAATCAAATATTTGTGATCATGTTCTAAAATAACATAACGATGCCCAACAGCTTCAAGTCTTCTTTTTACTTGTTCTGATAGCATCATAAAATTAGAGACAATGAAATTGTATCCATTGTCCATGTATAATTGTAAATGTTTTAAGCCAAATTCATTAGAATTAAATGTTGCAACACTATAGTTCATTTCTTTTAATTTTTTTATTAAAACAGCGTCACAGATTTCAGCTCCTCCTTTAACTTGATGATCAAAGAAGTCAGCTATAAATACTATTTTTTTCATTCAAACTCCATAACCACTTCTTCTTCAGGTTCCAAAATAGATGAATCAAATCCCAATACTTCGTCAACAAATAATTTATGTAATTTTTCATCAGAAAACTTATCAAGTACTAAGGTTTGTAATTCTTTAGCTTGTTTTTTAGCTTTATCTAGATCTTTCATTACCTTTCTAAGTGTCATTTTGTATGAACCTTGATCAGCAAATGCCCACATTGAATTAGGTTCTATAACACCTTTCCATACAGCTTGTTCTTGTACAGGTCTAAGTGAAAACTCTACTGAATTGAAATAGTTCTTGCCATTGTGTTGTAAAATGTCTAATTGTCCTGACCATCCACAAGTTATGACGGGTAATCCTTCTCGGGCTGCTTCATAAATTGGCAATCCAAAACCTTCTCCATGAGCAATGTTCACAAAAGCACTAATTTTTGGATTTGAATATAAAGAAGTCATTTGTCCAGCTGATAAATCTCCATGAAGTAAATAAACTTTACATTTGCGGTTTTCATAACGACCAAGAATGGACTTGAGGTGCTTTTCAACATGAGTAAAATCACCAATAGAATTGCCTTTAAAATTAGTTTTAACTACTAAGCCAATTTCTTGATCTATAAATTCTTCGACAAACCAGCAAATAGTATTTTCAAAGTTTTTTCGAGGACCAAGTTGAGAAACTATAAGGAGGTTTTTATCAAATTCTAGTTCTAAGCCAGGAATTGTCTCTGGTTCTTCTCGAATTGTATTTTCCCATACGACACTAATAGGAGAGGTACATTTATAAGGAACTACTTCTCCTGTTTGGTTATTCTTAGCTTGAGCTATTGTATCTACAATTGATGTTTTAGCATGATTAGACACAACCAATACTTTGTCCATTTCATTACACTTTTGTAACCACTGAGGTGCACATCTTGTTGTTTCAATTCCTGCTGTGTAACCTATATTTATGGGGCACATTTTTTCAAATTCATTTGGTATCGTTATCTGTATTGACATGTCGGGTTGCATTTGCTTCTGCTGAAGTAAAATTTGTGTTTGCAAAATTCTTTCATCCATCCATTGTCTAAATTCATCGTCCTTCCATGTCCATCCAGTCTTACCCCATGGAATTGCAAGAATGTAGATTTCAAACAAGTCCTCTCTGGAACGTAAAGCTCTTAAGGCAAAACGAGATTGCTCTCCATAACCTGATTGTGATAAAACAGGTCCTTTGACAAATATCTTTTTTTTCATTATGCTACCTCCTTGAATCTAATTCCATTGTAGTTACCTCTCTCTCCAATAACTTTATCAATAATTTCAACCCATTTTTCTTGCAAATTATTAAAGTTATAGTTTTCTTCTATATGTTCTCTTCCAAGAATTCCTATTCTTTTTCTTTCTTTTTTACCCATTTTATAAATTTTTGTTAAAGCCGAATGAAATTGTGCTTTATCTATTCTATCTTCATAAATGTAGGGAACTTGTTGCGAACCAATAACCGATTTTGATCTTGGAAAAAGAGGAATTCCAAATTCTTCATCTCCATTTGTTACTTGTTCTTGTAAACCACCAGTCATGGTTACAATTATAGGGGTTCCACAAGAAAGAGACTCTAAAGTTGCAAGACCAAAACCTTCTGCATCGCTTATGTTAATTGTACAATCAACCATGTTATAAAGTTGAGCTAAGTTTTCTGTTGGCATTTTTTGCGTTGATAACATTATTTGTCTATTATGCAATCCTAAGTGATTAATAATATGCTCTAAGTCTTGTCCATGAGGATCTCTAGGTTCTGTGTGCATTATTAAACAAGCCTTATCATGAAGGTCATTGTTATCTAGCCATTCCTTGAACCACCAAACAAGAGTACCAGATTGTTTTCTTCTTGCATTTCTATTATTCCAGAAGAAAATGACCTTTGACCTGTCTTCTTCTTGAAGAGAGGTATTTCTTATCTCTTCAATTTGAGTATCGGTCAAAGGTCTAAAGATCATGGGATCAACTGAGTGTGGCAAATATGTACATGCCACTTCTGGTGCTACTTCTTTAACAATCTCGTGAGTAACTTTAGAGATAGTGACAACGTGATCATTAGACAAATAAAAGTCACGATTAAAATAAGGTGCAGGGAAGTTATCCCAAACGTGATGGTACACCATCGGACAAAGTGGTCTAATTTCATTTTCTATATCCCATAGCCAACCCCAAAATCTAGGATCAGTCATAAACCAAAGAAGGTCTATTTTTTCTGTTCTTATTATTGAACGGATCATTTCTTGTGTTCCGTATCCATCTACTGGTATAACTTTCCAATCTTCTCCGTAAGGATCTACTTGAACTTGGTTATAACTGTTATGTTTTATTGCACCACCCAATGATATAATAGAATACCTTCCGGTTTTAAGAAGAGACTCGCAGAAATACTTCGTTTGAGTTCCAACGCCGGAAGGTGATAGAGGGTGGTCGGAAAGTGTTAAAATTTTTATTTTTGACAAAGGTCACCTCTTTTTTATTACTATTATAACACGTTAGTTTTACTTTGTCAAGTTTTTTTTTATTTTTTTTTATTTTTTATCTTGGACAGTGTTCTGTATTGTTGAATTCACAATAAGAACAAGACCCTCTATTTTTAAAATGAGCTTTGTTAAAGATTGACTTTATTGCTTTTACTAAAAGATCAGTTGCATTTTGAACTTTGCGAGGTCCTGAAGTAACACGAAAGATTTCAACGTTGTCTTTCTTTGCTGTTCTTTTTAAAAGAGCAAAGTGTGTTTCTACCATCTTTGGGTCTATATTATGCTTAAGACAAAAGAATTTTTTATAAAGAGTTAATTGATATGTTACATACTTGTCAGAACGTTTTTTTGCATCCCAACCCCAAGAACATGTTTTCCAATCAATAACATGATACTTCCCGTCATCTGTTTTAAGAACCAAATCAATAAAACCTTTGAATTTGCATCCTTCGAGTTCAGGAATGTCAAGATATAGCTTTTCTTCAACAGAAAAAACTTCATAATTATCAAACTTTTTTATTACCTGTGGGATGATTTGTGGAGCAATTTTTTTTGCTTGATTGGACATAATGTCTACAATGTTTTGCTCTAGATCAACATTCTTTTTTAACAGATCCATGATTTCTTTTTCAAAGGCTAAATCCCAAAAATCATCATAATCTTCTTCTTGAATTTTATCTTCTATGGCGTGTTCACACAAGAGATGTAAGGCTCTTCCAAAAGCTGTATATTCGTTACCAACAAATTTATTAACTTTGTCGATGTAAATAAGTTTGTGTTTCCACGCGCACTCAGCCCATGTTTTAAGTTCAGAATAAGAAATATGCATTAGTCCTCCAAGTCATTTAATTGCATTAACTTGGAGAATAAAATAGGTGATGTTGATTTAAGATCTTCTTTTTTACCCATGTAAAATTGTTCAAACCCTTTTGCCCAATATTCTCTTAAAGAAGTAATAGCATAGGGAGAGGGAAAAATTCCAGGAACTAATTGCCAAAGAACATTGTAAGTAACTTTTTCATAAAGATAATCATCAATGTTTTTATCATAATCTGGATTATAGACAAACCCTGTTGGAATTCCGTAACCTTTGTCTTTTAAAATAAAAGCTATTTTCTTTCTTCTCTCTAAAAACTCTTGTTCTAGTTTTCCATCTTCATAGATTATCTGTTCATATTGTTTTTCGTTTGAATGAGCAACTTCATGAATCAAATCGTCAATCATATCCATCTCAGAATCTTGATCATTTGTAATGTAAATTGCTCCATTTTGCCACAAAGCGTTTACATCGCGATCAACAAGATCTTGAAAATGTCCAACATAAATTATATCAATGTTGGACAAAACATGGTTAGGTAGTCTTTTTGCTGCGTATCTAATAACGAAATCAACATCAATGTGATCAGGTAAACGATCTTTAATAAAAATGTTAACGTCACGTAGCATGTAATGATCCTTTAATTTTTTTGATTTCTTAATGGATTCTTCTAACCAGTTCATTTATTCTCCAAAGTAGTATTATAATTATAACACGGTAGAAGAATTTTGTCAAGGTTTAAATAGAATCTTTTTTATCAAACTAAAGAATTTTTGAAGAAATTGTTGCTAGTCTCGAACGTTCGCCTTTTAAGAAAGTTATATGTCCTGAAATATCATGAGATTTGAATTTTTCAACAGCATAAGTAAGTCCGTTTGATGTTTCATTCGTGTAAATGTTATCAATTTGTTCTATGTCTCCTGTGAGTACAATTTTAGTGTTTTCTCCAACACGCGTAAGTATTGTTTTTACCTCATGAGCTGTTAAATTTTGAGCTTCATCAATAACAATAAAGGCGTTATTTATTGAACGACCTCGAATGTAAGTAAGAGCTTCAATTTGTATCTTGCCTCTTTCGACATATTCAGCTAAATACACGTTATCTTTGCCTAAGATGGTTTCCATGTTATCTTGAATTGGCATTAACCAAGGCATCATCTTGTCATGCATTGTTCCCGGCAGAAACCCAATGTCTTTTCCAAGAGGTTGAACTGGGCGAGACACAACAATCTTTCGATACTTATTATTTTTAGGACTTAGGGAAAGAGTTTGTTCCATTCCAGCAGCAATTGCCATAAGTGTTTTTCCAGACCCAGCTTTACCTATGAGGGAAACAAACTTAATTGATTCATCAAACAAAAGATCATACGAGAATTTTTGCTCTTTATTTCTTGGATAAATACCCATTGTTAGATTTTTATAATCATCTCGTATTTTCTCAATTGGCTTTTCATTAAGTACAAAACGAGCCAATGCAGATTTTTTTGGATTTGATGAGGAAATAAGAATTATAAATTGATTTGGATATAATTTTATCTTTCTTTCTTTTTGAAACAATTCATCAAAATATACTTCTTCTTCATTGTAAAACTGTTCTATCAATTCATCATCAACAACAATCTCAATAAACCCTGTATAGATTTTTTCAACATCTTCAATAACTTTTTCGGTTTCATAATCTTCAGATAAGAGACCGCATGCATTTGCAACAACTCTCATGTTTATGTCTCTTGACAAAACAATCGTTTTTCTTCGTTGATTTGATTCATGAACAGCAAGAGCAACACCAAGGATTTGATGGTCAGGAACACGCATTGATAAAGAGCCAGGAAGGGCCTTAGAAGCCTCTTCAACCTTGAGGATACCCATTCCCTTGCCTAATCGAACTCCTTTGCTTAAAGAGCCTTTTTCGCGCAATTCATCGAGAAGTTTTATTGTATGCCTTGCATGAAATCCAACGGAGTCTTGACGTTTTTTGTGTTTATCAATTTCTTCTAAAACTTTATGGGCAATAAATAAATCATTGTTGCCGAACTTGAACAAACAGGAGCTGTCTGTTAGGAAGACCGATGTATCGATCACATAGTTCTTTTTCGCCATTGTTGCTTCCTTTGGTTTATAAACCGTTCAATTATGACTTCTAATTTTGTTTCAACTTGCTCTTCTAATCTCGTTCTACGGGTAAATAATTCTTTGGCTTTATCCCAAAGTCCTTCAGGGGCTACTCTTAATTTAGTTTCAAGACTGTTCAAAACTTTAGAGTAATCCTCTTCCTTTTTAGAGCGTTTAAATTTATAATAATCACCTTTTTTTGTTGTTGCTGAAAGTGTAATTTTATTATTCTGTTTTTTTACTTGCAAAGTTAGTTGTTTTGTCGTTGTCTGGCCATCCCAAAGAGATTTGCCATCTGTGAATGAGAAGAAAACCTTATTTTCATCTTCTTCCTCAGAAAAATAAATTTCATACAAAAGAGATTTGTTATGAGTAATCATGACCTTAGATTCCTCTGGAAATCGAATGCGTCTATAACTGGCATTAGGTAGACCTTCTAGATCTGGTTGTATTTCGTTTAATTCTGTTGAGAGGGTATTCCAAGCTTTGGCTAGTTTTTCTTTTTGGTTGTTTGATTTTTGATCAAAGCTTATAGCCCTCAGAAATTTCTTTATTGAAGATAGGATCTTTGCTGAATTAGACATTAGTTCTTGGTTTCCTTGATCTTCTTCATTGGAACTTTCATCAACGTATTCAAAATATTCACTAAATGCATCCCCTTCATACCTCATCATAATATTTTTTAAGCTTTCATATTCTTTAAACCTGAATCTTCTTGCTTCATCACTATCTATAATTTTCGATACAGTTACTATTTCTCCTTTTTTTATCGATGATTGTTCTTCAGCTCCTCTTTTTTGAATAGGAAGATCTTTTATAATTTTAAGTTTATCGCCTACTTCTAAATCTGAAAGTTGTTTTTTGGGTGTTTTTAATGGAAAATGTTCATTAAATTTGTTTGCGTCTTTTTCATAAAGTTTTTTTAGAATTTCTAGTATTTTTTGTTCTTGTTCATCAAGTGATAA